CTATGGGTAAAATACCGTTTACTGTTTTTCCAGTATATCCATACCGTCATACTGTACATTTGGTACCAGACACAGCAGCTTAAATTCTGCGTCCAGCAGTGCCTGTCCCTCACTGGTAGCCTCTACCCATGTACCAGCTACTGTCTTGCCTTTATACGAAAATAATACATAGTATCTCATGCTCTACCTCCTGTTTTAAGCCGTCTACCACCCGTTTTAACGCGGTTTCTGTGTGTCCGTGTATAATCCTCCCAGGACACCGGTTTGGAGCCAATTTAGCGCGATTCTCTGTCTCTGTGGTTGGGTGTGTTTTTTTTGCCTGCCCTGTGCTGCTATGCCTGCTCATACTGCTGCATGCTGCCCTGTGTTACCTTACTACTGTATACTACTACCGTATTATGCATATACTTATAATCTCCAGTAAATACAAGCTTTTTCAGCTATTTCCTCTATTTTACCGCCCCGGTTTTGGCTTCATAGAAGAGGAACTTTTTCAGTACTCCTCTTCCTCCATTCCCTCCAAATACTGCTGCATCATATAGTACAATGTTAGGTATTCTCTATTTCTTTTCGCCCGCCTCATCTCCAGACATTTTTTGAACTGGAGATGATGAAACATATCTCCGAACACTGACTTATAATTCTCATTTACCCAGTATCTTTCGGGCCTGTACACCTCCCGACCCTCGTCATGGAACTTATCCCATAAGCTACGATATCCATCTAAATTCAGCGCATCAAGCACTCTCAGCATTAACATAATTTCTACCTCCGTTTAGTATAATGATTAGTCGAGCCACATTTTAGATTTGGTCCAGTACGGCGCTATCTGCACTTCTCCGGTTGCATTGTCTACACGATATTTACACCGGTTACTCTTAGCTGTGAAATAGGTCCATTTGCGTCCTGCCTTGGTAATCTCAATCTGGGAAGTCCTGCCCTCTTTTCCTTCGAAATGTAATGTCATCTCAATCTCCTTTCCAGCCCTCAGTGCCTCTACCCTATCCCTTACTTCAATTATACTATAACATTATAGTACATGATTGTCAACACCTAATTTGCCAATCTCACCAAGTTTACATATTATATATAATAATATACAGTGCTATCTACACGTATCAACACGAAAGCCAGGCGTTATGCCTGGCTAATTTTCTCTACCTGCTCGTCTGTAAACCATGCTGCTACCTTCATGAAACAGTGTCCCTGCTCCTGTGCCTCTTCTTCTGTCTTCTGTTTCTTCTTGCCTGTCGTATACTTCCAAATAGGAAACTTAGCTACTGCCTTCTCTCCCTTCTTAACTTGGTACCCCAGTGCCTTCCATGTCTGGTAGGTATGTATAGGCTGTATCTCTGGAATCTCAGCGGGCTCTCCTGTCATTGGGTTGATACCCTTTATTGTTCTACCAGTGTACTTGAGCACTCCGGCCTCTACCAACTTCACTTGCTCCAGCAGCACTATCATTGCATTCGTCATTATCTACACCTCCAGAAACTTATCCTCTACTGTATCATACACCTCAACAACTGCGTCATATACTATCTGTAGATGTTCTGCGCTCTGAACTGCCTGCCACTTTTCCTTGAACATCTTATAGCCTACCTCAAGCCCGTCGTCGTATCTTACCATATACCGCATCATTTTATTATACCTCCTTATTTAATCCCAACCAAGAATATCAAAAATCTCATTAATATTGAACTCATGTCCGCTCTGCTGCGTCTGCTGTGTTTCCTGGTCAATAAGCTCATCAATTCGTCTCTGTGCATCTTCGTGCTGTACATTTGCTGGTGTGGTACAATATGTCCAATCTGTCGCATACTCCACATCGTATGTGCTGCCACGATATTCGTATGTGACGGTATTAGAGTGCTTCCCGTATAATGTAAACACTTTTTTAGCCTTCACTGCCATCGCCGTTTCCTCCTATATCCTATGGACCCATCTTGCTACTTTTCAACGAACCTGCCGTAGCACCGTCTCCAGCCTGCCCGCTTACTGCTTCGCTTAGCTTGTGTCCCTTCCTTTACTTCACACTGATTATAACATTATACTACACGAATGTCAACACCGAATTTGGTAAATTTACCAGAAAAAATGCCGGGACACTGGCTGTCCCGGCGTGCTATACTGTTTCCTTATCTGATCTTAGCAGGTACTGTAATACTGGAGATTACTGTCTCAGCAAACTGCCGATTCTCCGTGATATCGTACTGCCGATCAAAACAATGATTTGCCTTTCTCATCTGCCCATACACTGTATCCGGCAATAACTTGGTTTTGCACTGAAGCACTGCTCTAGATCTAGTATACACCAGGAAAACCACTGGCCCTTCTCCGTTGATACGGTAATTACGAAGATACGGCTGCTTCTCCCTAACATACGGTACCATCCCGTGCTCAGCAGCTATTTCATCAATGTACTGGAGAAGGTCGGTAAAATCTTTGAGCTGTTTCTTTGCCCGTGCCTTTTTCTCCGGCTTCACCTCAGATGTATTCTCGACTATACATACCGGAACACTGGTGAGCGGTTCTGCGTCAACAACTGCCTGTGCCTGTTCCAGGAGCTGTGCCTCCACCTGTTCGTCTGTGAGGAGCTCGGGCACTTCCTGTCCCTCCTCCAGTTTCTTATACCATCTTTTGAAGGTACTTGTGGTAACCGTAAACGGCTTCTCGCCCTCTTCCTGAAGCATCACTGTCTTATACTTCTCATTAAGCTCAACGAGCTCGACTACCTTACCATTACGCTTGTTGGTGTACTTCATATTATCCTCCTTCTGCCCGCCCTGCGGGCACTATCGTATCTTCTACTTCTCCTACATTGTACTACACGAATACCACTATGTCAACTGCTTTTTTGATTTATTTTCCAGGGCGGTTACCCGCCCTGTTTCCTATTAAAATGCCAACTGCTTTTTGGCACCCGTGAAATCGATCACATAACGCATCGCACCATCGGCATGCCTATACTTACGAACATCCTTGATCTCCTCTGCCCGACAATTACCATAGCCTCTGCCACCGTGTGCCCGAACAAACTTGACCAACCTCTGTTTGTTCACAACAACTGCGAACTTCGGAGTACCCCAACTGTCCTGACAATCATACAGTCCATTTTTCCACTTGTATTCCCGACGTGCCTTTGCCTGAACAGGAACTGTTGCATCCGTGGTATAATGACATTTACGATCATCGTAGCTGCCACCCTGTGCCATGCCATAATATACCCGCTCATATACAACAACGCCTTTATTGTTCCAGAACGTTGCTCTAAACCCCGCTCCGTATACCAGTAACTCGTCCAGACTTGCACATCTCACATCCTCTGCTGTCTGCTCCCGCACTGTAATAACCATCTTATGCTGATAGCCATCACCGTAACTGCTTTCATGTTCTAACAGCACTGCTGCTACAACCTTATGATCCGGACTAAGAAAATGTATATGTGCCTCTTCTCCTTGACTGCCGCCCATCGTCGGGGTAAATACTGTCCAACCCGCCGCAAACATTTCAGCTACCTTATCACTGTACGCTGCTACGATATCCTGATATTGTACGAACTTTGCCATCTCTATTTCCTCCTGTTTTGAGTCTTACGGGCACTGCCCTGTCCTTTACTTCACACTGATTATAACAATATACTACACGAAAGTCAACACCAAATTTGATAAATTTACCTGAAATTGTCGCGTTTCCTTATATAATAGGAAACTTCTCCGGCACAGTGGGTATCTACACGTGCTGTCACTGTTTCTTACCAAAATATCAAATCAGTGGTAGGCAAAGCTGTAAATGTGTAGTACAATGTAAGAGAAGTAGAGGAAACGCACAGCACATTGAGGAGGTGCAGTATGAAGTTCGTAGGAGTTATTGAAAGAGATACCGCTATTACAGTAGACGGATACAGCAACCGCAAAACCCTTAAGGCAGCGCTCAAAGATATGGGAAGATACATTAGAGACCATCTCAACGAAGGGGAAGGTCAGTGTATTTTAGACTACCCCGAAGAGGTCAGAGTTTCGTGGGAAGCAAAGAGACAGGGTAGCTACTTCCTGGAAGCAGAAGAAGTCCCGTGCGCGTGTCAGTGGCACGAAGACACAGAAGAGATGGAATACGCAGAAGGCAACTGGTACATAGTGTGCCACTTCATAAAATAATAACACTTGCCCAGCCGGGCGGGCATGTGCCCGGCAGAAGGAGGATATGATGACACTGACAAAGAGATACGCAGATACAGCAGCGATCGGTTATTATGCCATGGGCAACTTTGGTGGACTTGAGATCCTGGACGTCGAATACGGAATCAACGACAAGCTGGTAACGTGTTTCAACTGGGGTAATGGTCGGGAGATGATCCGTCGAAATACTATTTACACCACCCGCGACGGACGGCAGTACATCCGCAAAGCATGACACCGATACTACCTGGACGAGATAATGAGAACATTTTAAAAAATTAACAATAAATATATGGAGGAATTAAAATGAAATATAAAAATGTTTTTGGGGAACTGGAATTTGAACTGGGAAATTTTTTCGTGCCCCATCGCACCGGATGTACTGGACAATATCGCATCCTGAAACATGAACCTTGGTACGTTACAGATGCACGATTTGCTGATGAATTCTGGGACACGGTGCCGCCATTTAATAGTTGGATACAAGCAGTAAAATTCTTAAAAGAAAACTATAAGGACTTGCTTTAAAGCAAGTCCTTATTTTTTTGCGAACTATGTGGTTGTGTCGTATTTTCAAAGAGCCTTCGTACATTGTCTATTTGCATCTTTTTCTCACATACCATCCCGTAACCTTTTTCTCGAGCTGTGGGATTTTTCAACTTCCTCCCACACCGCAGACAATACTCATGATCCTTTTTCTCCATCGAGCGCCTCCGCTAATCTTTCCTTCGCTACTTTTGTTTTGTGTAGGTTTCCGACAACTTCTTTGATGGCGTCTGCGATGATCTCATCTTTTTGTGGAGCCAGAATTTCCTTAATTGCTGAATAAACATAATTTTTCATGAGAGAGTCTCTGTTATATGCCGGCCCGAAACCGTGCTCGATCACTTGCTTTGCAATCTGTCTTCCTGCTTCCTTCTCAGCATTCTCCTGCACCTTATTCTCATCCACATCAAACGTCAGCACTACTTGGTGACTCATAGTCATTCCTCCTTTGAACTTTGTAGATTACCACCAACACACCGTCAAAACACACCATTCAGATTGTCATGCTTGTGATTTCCTTTATGATAATCTATAATTTCCATCGAACATTCTGGACTTCCATCCTCAATATATTCGACAGCTGTATAATTTGTTCCATACGGATGCATGATATCTTCGGCAGACTCACACGCTATTTCCAATTCATCGCAAACATCGTCTATATCATCATCAGTTTCAATCACAACTTCATGCATATACACCCGCGTTTCCTGTACTGTCAATGTATACTTCATTTTCATCTTCCCATCACAAAATGTGTGTCAGTAAATACTGCATTGCGAACTCCTCTTCTATGCGTCCGGTTTTGATACCACTTTCCAACTTCTGACAAAGTTGAAGTATGTAGATTAGGTCACCATCTGCGTACTTACCAACATGTTTCTTTGCATTCATTATTTGCCACCCGGTTAATCCGGTTCCTTCTGTGATTTTATCTCCGTGATATGTCTGTACCTGTAAAACTGCTTTGGCATTAGTGTAAAGCACTGACAGCATTACCATCGTTGCTTCACCCACTGCATATGACTGCTGAAGTAAATCGAATGCCCTGTTTACTTTTCGATCCAATATAGCATCTACTAAATCAAAAATAGCATCATACGGTGGTTCATATATTGTTCCATCCTTTACTAACATCTCAAAACAACAATCTTCTTCGGTACTTTGTTTGCCGTGACCGAATAACGGCCTATCTGTACTAACATACCTCTTTATCTTATCAATCTCTAACAGAATACGTCCATAGTCATGCTCACATATGTCTATTAGACGCTGTAAATTGCTCTCTGACAGCTTTATTTCTTTGAGTATATACTTCTTTAATACCGCGTCATTTAACGTCTCAAATTCAACCATAGTATCTTTATACTGCTTATAGAATTTAGTACGCTTATCAACGGTGGTAAGTAGGTGTATGAGCATATTATCGCCCAGCAGTCCGCCAGATATTTGTTGCTGTAGCTTTTCGCTAGTCATCAACTCTTTATCATCACGGACTATGTAGATTACAGGCTTTTGAACGAACGATCTATTCCGCAACTTTCCGTATATATTCGATATATCGTCAATTCTCACAGTTTCCTTGCCCGTTACCTTCGCTATCTGATCTATATATATCTGCTGAACTTTCCATTCATCGCCGGAAAATATAAGATACGATGGTAACTGTTTAGATTTTATTTTTGCCTTTAATGTTGTTACATCCATAACTTCTTTATTTTCTCCTCACTAAAATCTATTAGTAACACTGTATCTTCAGTATCCCTATCCTTCAAATACACTCTATAATTACTATTAAATTGATTATATTTTACAAATACTTCAAGCTGTCCATTTTTTATTGCTGTCTTAACATCTACCGGATCAATATCCTTTACTGCCATAGTTCTCTTATCTCCATTAACCAACAATCCATAAGCATCTGACGATTTATTCCCTTTACTTTTAACTTCTGTAAATACTTTGAAGTAATTTGTACGGCTTCTGCCTTGATACCATAAACAACATCATCTTGCAAACAAACTTTCATAAATGCTTTCCAGAACAATCTTAGATCATATCCTTCTGCATCTTCTTTTAATGCTACCTTACTGGGAATCTTAAAAGCATTTGCAAGTGATACTTCTGCTATATTATCTACTACTAATTGAACATAATCATAAAACTCCTTTATTCCACTGTTGTATAACGTAATTACATCGCCGGGAGTATCACATATACTTGTTATAATATCTCTAACTTCGGGCACATAATGTGTACCATTATTCTTCTCCGCAAATTCAAGTATTTCATCTGGTGTATATCTATCCATATGAAATACTGTTCCACGACTTCTGATTGTTTCAAGAGTATTATTTTCATCCTCTAATGTCATTACAAAATATGCATTGTTGGGTGGTTCTTCTGTTACTTTCAAAAGTGCGTTTTTAGCGGCATTTGACATAGTATCTGCATCGGCAAACAAATATATACACTGAGAACCAATCAATCTATAACTCTCTGTGATACTCTGTCTTACTGCGTCAACAGAAATACCGATGTTACTCAATATGCCTGTCCCGAACTGCTGATAAATCCAATGAACAAGCGTTTTCTTTCCACTTCCCTTCAGCCCAACTAAAATGCTGAACCGGGGAAATGTGTTGTCTTTAATAAGCTGTTCAGTTCGACTTTGTAGATTACGCTGTCCAATCATTCTACACCACCATTCCTACTATTTATAACAATAGTAGCTTCTATATCATATTTAACGGACTGCGACCATTTAATGTCTGCATTAAGATTTACAAACACTGACAGCCAATCATTGATAGCATTAAATTCCCTGTCACCGCAGTCTTTCAACCACTGTTCATAATCTGCTAACCTTGGAAGAGTAAGATATTTCCAGTTGCATCCAATTCCCCATTTAGACAGATCAAGTAAGAACTGAACGTACTGCCGGACAAAAGTTTTTAAATCCTTACCTTCATTGTAAATATTCTCAATAAGCTGTAATGCTAATCTGGTACTTTCTTCACCGTTCATTTGTAGCAGATAATCAGTAAGTTTAAACATGGTATCATAGTCTGTAGTTCCTAATGCTTTCACTACATTTTCAAGGGTTAAATCTTTTGAATATGCTAAACACTTGTCCAGATAAGTTATACTGTCCCTACACCCACCCTCACTTAATTTAGCTATATATTCAATAGCGTCCATATCATGAGCATCATCCTCATCACGTTCATTATCGAGAATATAGTCCAATCTTTTTACAATTCCCTCTGTACTGATCCTCTGAAAATCGTATCTCTGTACTCTGGAAAGGATTGTCTTAGGTATCTTCTGAGGATCGGTGGTGCAAAAGATAAAAATACTCTTTGCAGGCGGTTCTTCAATAATTTTCAACATAGCTTGCCACGCTGAATTACTGAGTGCGTGACATTCATCAACGATAAAGATTTTATATTCACTATCCAGTGATTTTGTTTTTGCTTGCTGAATAATGTTTCGCACATCGTCAACACCGTTGTTACTTGCGGCATCAAGTTCAATGGGATTTCCTTCACCTTTATTAATATCATTCGCAAATATTCTTGCACACGTCGTCTTGCCACACCCGGCAGGGCCGCAGAAAAGATATGCATTCTTAACCTCTCCAGACTCCAACTGTTGCTGTAAAATTATTTTTGTACTACCCTGTTCCACCACATCTTCCCATGTTCTAGGACGATATTTTATTGCTAACGCTTTAGTTGCCATTATTATCCTCCACTAATTTGTATAAACCATATCTGGTGCGTTCACCAAATCGATTTGTCCCATCTACCATAACGGTACTTATGTTATACCCGGACTCCCTTAATTCTTGAATACGGGCAGACAGCCGTGCAATCCCTAAATCAAGAAGTGCATCACGGTTTGTGATACCGTGATGCTTTCTCATATAATCAAGTATTCTTGGTTTACTTCCCGTCATTACTTATCGCCTCCCCGAAGTCGTAAAACTCAACACCATACAGTTCAAGGCACCAGTACCCATCATACTTACCATACAAATAATCATCCGGGTCAAACTCTTTGAATTTAATCGGCTCTCCGATTACTTCTGCTACATCTTTAATCTTGTGTACACCGACACCCTTTTCTAACTTATTATAACTGTCCGCTGTAACTTTCCATCTCGTATCGGATGTTTCCTCTGGTGCAAACTGCACTGATCTCATTGCGGCTCTTGCTCCGATTGCAAGTTCCATTAACCAATTCTTCACATCCTTCACATACTGCTCTCTCGTCATCTTAGTTTTCCTCCTCTAAATAGTTTTTGAGTGTTTCGAAAAGTCTTTCACTTATTACATAGTACCGCTTATTTGCTGATGGGCCGAAGTCAAAACAAAGTGCTGAATTATTTTTACCCATTGCAAACGCTTCTTCCTCATTCTTCAGTAACCAATCTTCTTTAATTGTAAATGAAGAACAATCCTTTGTTTTAGTTTTACATTCGATTAACCAATCTTTTGTAGTTATGTCACCCTTCTGAAAAGGTGTTGCTCCACTGTTCGCTGTCCTCTTTCCGTTTACTGCTTTTGCTACCTTCTTTTCCTGCTGTTTTGAATAATACCGTGTTGACAACATCTTCATATCCTCCTTACAGTTATTAATATACTACATATTTAAAAATGTGTCAACTATTAATTTTCTCTTCTTTTCTTTTTTGCGTATGGTATCATTCGCTTCATGACCTCATACCTATAACTACTTGCTATTGCATCATCAGACTTGGCTTTAATAATAGTAGCACGTTCCTCATCCAACTGCTTTTTCCAATTCTTATACTGCTCACAATTTGAATGACAACTCTCATATCGTTCTGTACAATCTTTACACGGTGCTATCAAAACAATCTCCTTTTCTTTCCCACATCTTTCTTCTTAGTTTCCGCTTCAGCATTATGTCTTGTCAAAATTTTTGTTGCAATATCCACCACCCAGTCTAATGTAACCGGCAACTGCATTCCAGTGCTTGCATCCCAATCAATAAAATACTCTGCGAGCGTCACTTGTTCTGCTATCTGTGGATATGAAGTTTGTAGATGTTGCAATTCTTTTGCCCACACATTCCATTTCTGATCTGAAATAACAGAAGCGTTTAAATGATAATAAATGCAGGAGTGAATTAAAAGCTGATAGCGTCTCTGCTGTATCTTTTCCGCTATCTGTAATTCATCTCCTGTAAAAATTTCATATACTTTCATCGTGACTCCCACTCTGAACACGTGTCCTTACTTTCAACTTCTAAACTGTTATTTTCTGAATATTCGTTGGTACAGTATCTTTCACCTTCTATAAACTGACACCAATAACAATTTGCACAGCAGTTATTTTGATTGCTCATTACTACCTCCTATATTTTAATAAACTGCCCCAGATGGACTCGAACCATCAAATGCAGAACATATTCACAATTTTAACAGCGGCAGTAGGAATCGAACCTACATTGTCAGGGTCAAAGCCTGCTGTACTAACCTTTATACTATACCGCTATAAAATTACTTTCTGTTTCCAAATTTATCAATGAACTGGTTACCATTAAAACCTCGTAACTTTGCACTAGCACTACACTTTTGACAAAAATCTTTCGACATTTTTCTTCCCTTATTTACTGGTCCATGTTCCTTAACGTAATTTGCTAATCGCATATTACCTTTACTATGCAAACTTGAATGTTCACATCTTGATAATATCTGTAAATTATTCAGTGCATTATTATGTGTATTTTCATCTATATGATGTACAATACAACCACGTGTGTAATCCTGCAAATACTTCATAGCAACAACTGTATGAACACCAAAAATATGTCTTTTATGATTAGTGTCAAATAATAATACTTGTAAATATTTATTAGACTTAAATGGTTTAATTTCTACTCCATTTTTATACACTCTACCAAGTTCATCAACATCATAATTTGGAAACATTTCTTGAAAGTTATACATAATACCACTCCTTAAAATATAAAAACGCTATTGGAGTGCATGGTGCGAGCATACACTTTTAGACCAATAGCGTTCTTAGCATAATTTAGTGGTGTAAAGTCTCGCACTCTTTACGAGTGATATTATAACATAACTTTATTAAATTGTAAATAAGTGCTGTGCCTTAACCATTTGGCGATGGGGCAAAAATTGTGGCAGAACCATATTCTTTCAAGCACGTTCACTTATTGGCTACTTTGCAATTCCAAACTAACTTACTTACTGGAATATCCAATTAGTATATTTTCTACCTAATCCAACGGAGCGACCAACTCTTTGTATATAGTAGGAAACGGTAACAGTTTCAATCCAGTCTTTGATTAGGTGGGGGTATTCAAGCGTTCAATCTCCTTTTTCATTGCATACTCCAAACTTTCAGCCACCACAAACGGGAGCAGAAGGATTCGAACCTTCGTTTTCTGATTGATGGTTACCAGACTGTTGCCTTAGACATACTCTAACAAGCACATCACTCTTGTACCCTTTGTCTACACTTACACTCCCATATTGACCGCCCCTGTCTCGCAAACTCAGGCGGTCATTTCTGACTAAATAATCAGAAAAACTGGCGGCGGTCTTGGCCTTCGACCGCACTTTAATGCTCATTAACAAACCAGTCTAAACTGCATGATATATCTACCATGACTAACTTCCAATCAGGTTTTCGTATACTCATATTGGAGTCTTTGCATACTAAGGTCTGCCTTTTCGTTAATAACTCATCTGAAATTATTAACTACGCATATCTGCACTATGATAATAGAGGTATTACCAGACCACTCCTTATTATGCGGGTAAGGATTTGCACCTTACATGAACTGCATTTTCCAAGGCTCTGTCGACTCGACCTATCAGTTCTTATGCTTAAGCGTCTACCTATTCCGCCACCGCATAACGTAGTCTTTCCCACTGTCAGACAAAGTCCTCCATTCTTGCACAACGAATGGGGAATCGGGAATACTGGACTTGAACCAGTGACACATGGCTTATAAGGCCACCGCTCTAACCAACTGAGCTAATTCCCGTGAGTGCGTCTCAGGGGATAGAGGAGGACGCACTGTTGCGGTTCATATCTGCACCCCACAGTAACAGATTGTGCGTTGCTACCACAACAAAACGCTAATGCGGGTAGTGGGAGTTGAACCCACACGATATTACTATCAGAGGATTTTAAGTCCCCTACGTCTGCCTATTCCGTCATACCCGCCGAACTTACTTAAAGAATATCGAAAATATAATCATCTTCTAATCCTAAATAATCTTGAATTGCTTCATCGTTTCCGTCCATCAACGACTCTAAGCACTGATCAATTAAATCATTGGCTTCTTCTTTTGTCATACCATCCCGCTTCACAAGAATATTGACAACATCTTTTCTCATGCTACTTCCTCCTTCTCTGTAATAGCGGACCTGATGATCCAACCTTCCCAAACTACATCAACAAGTTTCTGTTTAATTCCGTCTACATCGTTAATATCTAAATCCATAATGAACGGAACTTTTGTAATGCATTCCGGGCCAATGCCATATTTCTGAGAAATAGGATTTGTCAATGTTCTTCCACACCGCATACACCGAATAACTGGCTCTGCTTGTCCATGTAACTTCATGTATACCATTCCACGGGTTTCTTTTTCAATAGTACCAACCATTGTTCTCAATGGCATTGGATTGTTATTATTGAACTTCGACATGAAGTCAAATCCGGGACTAGCATATTCTGTCATATACTTCTTGACTGTAACACGATACTGTGTCTTGTCGTTTAACGTGTCTACCACGCTCTTAATTGCGTTTTTAGTGTTTGACTGTAAAATAATACAATCGTTATCTGAAAGTGTCTTAAAATCGAAATTAGACGCTTCTACAGCAGTGTCGTTTATGAGTATTTCACCTTTCCAGTCTTTTAAGAGATCTAACATACTTTAATTGTTTTCTCCTTTCTTGAGTTTTTATGAATGATGCGGGTAAGGATTTGCACCTTACATACAAAGACTCTTGTCTAAGCACCATCCTATGTATACAACACTCGGACGGCTCGGCTACCTATTTCGTCACCGCATCGACTTGTAAACCCCATATCGTTTACATTATGTAGTATAACATTTATTTCTATATTTGTCAACAACTATTTTTAATTTTCTTTCATAACTTTATCTACCAACTTTTCCACACAATTTAATAGTGTCTGATCTGTTTTTAATTTCTCATATACACTGGATTGTCCATGTATCTTACCTTCCAAAAGTTCTCCAGTCTCTATATCTACTATATCAAACCACGCACCAGATTTTTTCACAATGTCATATTTAATTGCCACTTCTATTAAATCACGCAGATAATCAATACCAATCTCATAATTAATGGTATAAAAACCAGTACGTCTAACAGGTGGACAGGTTTTGTTTTTGGTCATGGACATCATAACTATATTACCAACCGGACTCTCCGCAGACCGTGTTAATTCGTTACCCTTATCATCTATGAACTTGCCACGACTAAACTGCATACGAACAGCACAAAAATGTTTCCACGCTTTGCCGCCGGGTGTAACTACTCCACCCCATGTACTGTTTAAGTCTTCTCGTATCTGATTGATGCCGATCCCGGTACACTTATGTCTCTGCATAAGCATTTCTATCTTTTTACCAAACAATGTGAGAGACTTCGCTATACCACCATATGTCTTGTCTTCCATTGTCTTTTCAAGTTCCTGACTAGACATTAATGCACCTATACTGTCAAGTACCCATAATCCTACTTCCCCGGTATCTACGCTGTCACAGATAATTTGAAAAATCTCTTCCGCAGATTGAGATTTTGGCTGTAAAATGTACATCTTATCTACATCTACACCGATTTTCTTTGCCCACTCAACATCCAACGTGTTTTCAGCATCTATGTACAAAACATCCCTATCATCCCCGGATTTCTGATAGTTTGCAACAATATCTAGCGCAGTTGTTGTTTTCCCACCATGCTCTTCACCGTAAAATTCTGTTATCTTACCTATAGGAATGCCGCCGAACGTACAATAGTTCATTCTAGGAGAAGTAAACGGGATACGTTTATAAGAAAATTCACTTAAACCCTGTGTAATGATTTCTTCTTTAAACCGTTTGTTTGCATTTTTCATAATCTCATCAAGTTTTAATCCCATAAGTAATTCCCTCATCTAAAATTCTTTTAACAACCTGTTCTGCACGATTTTTACCAATACCTTTGACAGACAATAAAATCTCCATAAGATGTTCCTCTGTCAAAGATGCTACGCAATCCTGTGTAGCGTACCTTACACCATCGTCATAAATCGAACCGCATAAATCCATCAACCAGTGATTAAAACCGTTTACAGACAATTTATGCACCTTTTTATAAGTAGCAAAGTCTATAGGTTTTGCTCTACTCATGATTTCACCCCACTATATCGGCAACATATGGTAATCCACGTAAAATCTCCACAAAGTCTCTCCACTCATCCAACTTATGTCCAGTACGCTCTTTTATAATCTTGAACACTGTTTCATAAGACATACAAACTGTTCTTCGCTGATTGTAAGAGGATGGAAGTAACTGAATTAACTGCCACCAGTATTCTTTATTCTTTGTACTCAAATATTGATTCCTATACTGATTCATCAAATTTATAACACCATTAAGAATAATAATAGATGTCCCTTTTATTAAATGCTCATGACTAAAATCGTCTAATTCAAATTCTTTGGCGGCAATCTTATGCATAGTAGAACATGATACCTGTGATTTACCTACAGTATAACGATCCATTTCTTTCCACCAGTATAACGGCGCTGTAATATCCATTGATACTTGTATCATTCTAGCATATGTCCTATGCTCTGTTCCTGCTTTATATAATCTTCTCATGAGATTTAAATCATTTTCTCCAATTCTTGCTTGGATTTCTGGGCTTCCGTTTGCACCTGTCACAACAAAAATACTATCACTTTTATCCCAACTATTCATAGGATTGCGAAGTCCTCGGATTGCTCCTTCAAAATTAGATACTTCAACGTGTTCCACTCTTATCATACTTCTTCACCTCAAATCTTCCATATTGATTACCAATAAATTTTTGCAGACCGTTTTCAAATGAATGTAATGTATTATCACTATAAGTACACCACTCTAAATTCTCCGCCCTGTTATCATTTTTAATACCATTCTTATGATTAACACACGGTAAATCATTTGGGTTTGGAATAAAGCACTTTGCTATAACTCTATGTGACTGCTCTGTACTATTATCACCTGTGTTTATCCATAAATAATCATTGTTATCTGTTCTTTGTTTCATTATTTTACAATTACGAATAGTAATAAACTGTCCTGTTGAAAAAACTAATATTCCCTTATACAATACGGCATCATCTAATTTCAAATTATTAATTTTGCAACATTCTTTTATCTTTTGAATTTTTCTATAACTTAATTCCAAAATAGCATCAAATTCTGTTGCAACTGTTATATAAGGTTTTGAATGTAACTCATATCCATATTTGTTCTTATGATAACCTTTATTTTGATAATGATTAAATAGATATTTTAACAACTCTAATTCCATGCCACGAATAGCATGTTTAAATTCCCATACATCTATTTTTCTACTTTAATCATATATCTCCTTTCTTTCTATGCAAACTATGTTCTGCATCAAATCCTTCTGGATATCTAGCCAGCAACTTATCAATATTCATCTGCATTATATCTTCTAACTTCCAATTAAAAGCAGTACAATATTCGGCTATAAACCAAAGTAAGTCTCCCAACTCTTTTTGTGCATGAACTTTATCCCATTTATGTCCTTGATATAATTTCTGATAAATACCGTGTAATTCACCAATTTCAGAAATCATACCGTGTAAGGCATGAAATTCCTTTTCTTGCACATTAAATTCATCTGGTATCGTTCGACTTGCTAATGCTTGATATTCATTTCCTGTCACTTACCACTACCTCCGATTCTTGTTAATTCATATTCTGCCATTCTACGTGATAATACTTTTTTACAGCTTGATAAAAGTTCCTGTGCGTTTTCTACCTTTGCTTTCATAGTTTTATAGGCTCTTGTATAAGACGATGAAATTATGTATTCTTCCTGACTTGCTAATTCTGCAAGCGAATCTTTATCTGCCACAGTTCCTTTTTCCTGACTTGCTCTAGCAGTATGATACATTTCTTTATATACTGCTTTTGCTATATCATCACGAATGCCTAACTGTTCACACATTCCACCAGCAAAATAAATATATGTGGAAAGATTAAGACAAAAATCATCAAGTTCATCTGTTGTTGGCGGATTCTCTCCATCTTTAAGACAGTCCTTAATAAACAGCACATACTTATCTAATGATGATACGTATGGAGATATGATTGAACTAACAATATCATCAATTATTAAAGAATTTTTTTCTACATTCTCCCTAATACTGTTTATATTATCCATATTTAATTCATCAAGTGACATTTTCATTTTTACGCTTTTCCTCCCATCTACGCTTTTGACTTTCAGACATTTTTCGTTTAGTCTCCTCCGAAGCAGGGCCGTACACTCTATTTCTCGCCTCCTTTTTACCATCACTTATTAACTTTTTACGTTTAACCCAATTTTTCTTAACGCCATCTATTCTATGTGCTGTTGCATTATTATAATGATTATTGTAATAGTAAGAACACCACTCTAAATTATTTATGGAATTATTTGAAGGATTTTCATCTTTGTGATTAACACACGGTAAATTATCTGGATTTGGAATAAATGCTTCGGCTACTAAACGATGCACAAGTTTAAATTTACTATCTACACCTTTTTGTAATCGAACTCTATAATAACCATTTCCTTGATTTACAGGTGTTAAAATTTTCTCACTGACTGGATATTTGTTATATCCATGACTGCGATTTTTTCTAATTATAGTTCGTCTACAACTTTTTACATTACCTAAATTACTTACTTGATACAAGCCCTCATATCCAATAACATCTTTCCAAACTTCTTGCATAATAACCTCCTAAAATATAAAAACGCTTGTGGAGTGTATGGGTCGAGCATACACTTTTAGACCACAAGCGATTTTAACACTTTTAGAATTTGTTGTAAGTCTCGACCTCTTACAGAGGTTATTATACTATATTATTTAAAATGTGTAAAGAACTCTTCCATCCAATAATCAAAAAACACTCGTTTCTTTTTCCCCAATATTTTTATTGTTTCTATTTCTAACTCACCAGATGGGTAATACCCTAAAAACTGATTTTCATAGTCAAATCTTATACTCTTCTTACCCTCCAGTCTCTCTGCTTCTAAAATCTGTATAGGAATGAATAGTGTTGTATCTCTCTGCGTCCACCAACATATTACTCCTGCAAACACGCCTTCTATCTGAGACTTTTCCAACAACCCTTTCCACTGTGTATCTGTAATATTACTGAATGGTAATCTATTACCATGAACAGATTTACACTCGATATAATACTCATACGGTTCTTTATACACAATGAAGTCGCAGATGTTCTGACTTCCTTTAAATCCGGTTGTTTGATCATGTAATCTGTCTATAGATACACCGGGAACTTTTTCAAAACATTGTCGCACCACATCTTCAAATTGTTTTCCTCTATTTATACTCATACACATCACCCATGCAAATCACTATTAAGAATTGTCAAGATATCTTGTATCGGCACCTGTATAATAAATCCATTATCTCCCTTACACTCCAACTGCATATATCCACCATCATTTTGCAACTCACAGCGAAGCGGTTTTGCCCCATCTGTTTTTGGATCAACCAATAACGCTATTGATATCATATTAACCATCCTTTTTGCACTGTGTTTTATACATACAGTAAGAACACGCTTTTTTGCTGACATCTTCTGGCTTCGGCGGTGCTACATGTCTACTTACATATCCATCACACTCCTCGATGTACCCAATCAAATCCTGCTTCATTTCCCCAGTCACAGTAAACATAAAAGATTTCATATCCAACACATCTCGACTAATGTACACAAAGAGTACCTGATCTATACCAAATGCAAGAGAATATGCCGTTGCCTGGTGATAATGTGATGGATCAACATCTTTTCGATTTGCAAACTTAAAACTTCCTTCTGTTTTCAATTCCAAGATATAGTAATGATTGTGATACTTTATTATACCATCACACATAAAAGACATGTTTAATTTTTTATGATACAGCTTTGTTTCCATACCACTTTTTGATACGATAGTTAAATCATCCAGACTGCGCTGTCTAACAAATTCCGCAACGTCAATATACTCACAGTCCATGCCATTGTCTTTCATCTGCTCAACTGCTGTCTGAATACGAACGTGAATATCGGTCCCGCTGTTACAAATTCCAACGAGTGCATAGCTAGAACTTGCTTCATCTGGTTGAATACCCGATATCTGATAATAACTTGCCCGAATGCAATTCATCCCGGACGGTTTATACGTTTTTGATGGCAATCCACTACTCTTATCAGCAGTCATTTCGATTGATCTTTTCAAGTCATTTAAAAAATCCTGCTCTACAGGCAAAGTTTCTTTTACTGTATTAATCAGTCTACATACATTTTTTAGACTACTTCTTGACATCTACTATTTCCTCCACATATCCAAGTTCAATCCACTTCTTAGGCACCGTCTTGTCGTACTGTGTACTGACAAACTTACTACAAATTCGAGGAACGGTTTTCCCCAACTCTGTGATTACAAATCTACATCCATCTTTCGCTCTTGCATACTCAACCATAGAACACACTCCTTATAATCGCAGGAACACACAACACAAATCCAAATATCGTAGTAAAAACTGTTTTAATAATTGGATACTCCTGACCAATTTCTGCCATATAATCCACATGTCCAACTGCACCAATTATAATGAACACACCAACCCACGCTAAAATAGTTACTCCAAGATTTAAAACTTTTCGTTTCATAGTTATCTCCTCCTATGTTGTACTACTCTAATATTATACAACACAAAAACAGAACTGTCAATACAAAACACGGCACTAACTAAAACCTAGTCAGTGCCGCGTCCATCAAATTACTCAGTTATCCATTCTATCATCCTCAAGTAATGCTACAACAATTTTGATGTTTCCATCAACCAATTTTATTGCATTATCTCCGCCATAATAAATCTCAATCACATCATTCTGAATTGCTTTAATTTCCTGCATAAGCATCTGAATATCTATAGCACAAGTAAAATCTCTAAAATTAGTGCTCGATACATAATTAATAATTTCTACGCCGCTCGCCGCTTTAGAAGAAACTTGTAATCCATTTTGCGTAAAAGTAAGGTGGATTGCATTTTTGTCGTATGTACCAACAAACAGTGAGAGTCTATCCAAAAGCTGAAGAATAGCATTTTTTGACACGGAACAAAAACTATCAAACTTGGAATCTACTAATCCCATAATAGCCTCAATTGCATAATCATCGAGGCCTTCCATGAACTTGCCATACACGATACAATCTGGGGTACTACACACAATGTCTGTATCGGTCATGTACACTGTAATTTTCTCATCGGTTATGACAGCAAGTAAATCCATAAACTCAGCGCTGACTAATCTCGGATTGGTAAACAACGGTACATCCATGCTTGCAATTTTATAAGTATCTGTGGCAACTACATGATCTCCAACATAATACCCAGTATAACACGGATTTTCCAATGTTACAGCAAGTGCGGGTTTAATTGTATCCAAAATAACTTGTACAGTAGACCGGTTAATAGTTTTTTGAGTCCACGTATGTAAATCTGCCTTAGTGAGTGGATCGGGATATTTAATCGGTTCTCCGTCTTCATCTAACGGCAACTCAATCTTATAAGCTCCGTTTCCTTTCACATTAAGCACCCAAACACCAGATGCTACTTCCAAGGTGACATTCTCACTTGTCATTTTGGAAATGAGTTTTGAAAAAACATTCGCATCAACAACTACATAAAAATCATCTGCTACAACTTTATCCTCGACTACATATAAATAGTTTGTGGCATCTGTAGTAATGAGTGTGAATTTATTATCTTTCACTTCAATTGCCATAAGACTGGTTAAGGGAATGAGTTTATTATTACCAACACCCTTAATTGCCTTAGACACCATCTCTTTCAGCTTCTCTGTTTTCATTGTCAGTTTCATTTCTTTTTCCTCCTTAAATCTATAGTAGGTACAGTGACCGTATCTCTCCAATTTTTAGCAAAGTAACTCTGCTGATACTCTTGCACAACCATACCAGTCATGGTTATATACTGAACATAATCATGCTTATTTACATGTTTAATTCCTACCCGCTCCATATTTTTGTGAGCGACTAACCTGTCCAGTCTACGAGTATGAACTGGCGTTGATACTCTTAATTGCTTCATTCCTCTCCTCCTAAGAAATAATAGATATTTTATAACCCAACTGCTCTTCGATATCCTTAACTGTTAGCGTAACAGGTTTCTCCAAAAGGGATTTTTTAGTTTGCCTTACTTTCGGCATTATAATAGTTTTAAAATCGTTCTTTCGTAGCGCTATCTTCTTAGGCGTAACTAAAAAATTATTGATATTAAAAGATCTATCAATCTTTGTTTTTACATAAAGGTCGATTTGATCTGTAGAGTATAATCTCAACAACTTCAATCCCTTTCGTTCCCCGGATAAAATAGGTGCTATATCCTTATAAGAAGCTAGCTTCATCTTAACTAACTTTGTCATCATCGTAGATTCTTGATAAACATACCAGGAATCGTATTTATCACTGCTGAACTCGGTCATATCGAAATATTGACCTATACGAGTTCCAGGATGAAACTCTAAGACTTTAACATCACCGACTGTTGCACGAAGATACAATTCATAATTGCACGTATACTCATCAAACACACTTTCTAACCATCTGGCATATTCTCTTACAGTTACAAGGGGAGGGCTTATTGCCCTGTCCCCGCTTGTAAAGACGAACGTTGTTAGTTTATCCTTCATAACTATTTATCCTCCACAGTTCTAGTAAAGAAATAAAAAAATGGAGTGTCCAAAAGTGCAATAATTAACTTAACAAGCCATTGTCCAAAAATCATCGCTCCAAGCATAGGCCGCATTGCGCTATCAAATAACCATCTAAAACCTAATCCAAAAGCAATCCCAGCATACAGAACGCTATCAATTAGCTGACTTGAAATTGTACCAACATTATTCCAGATCCAACGCCCGCCATTTCTACTACCATGTTTAGCAATGTATGCATTTCGAATTTTGTGAAAAATATATACATCCCAGCTCTGGGAGACCCAAAACGCTACTAAACTAGCAACTACAAATATCCAATTTTGCCCGAGAAGCATAATATAACTAGTTTGCATTGAACTATCAACCGCCGGTAAGTATCTTGCCGCTATTATAAAAACAGTTGAAACCATCTGACAAATAAACCCGCCTACAACTGCTGTTTGCGCTTCGGCCTTGCCCCAAATTTCTCCAATAATATCAGTGATAAGAAAGGTAAATGGATAACATATTGCGCCAACTGTCAGTGTGATAGGATTTCCAAAAATGCTCAATCCCGTATTAAACACTTTTGATGCAATAGCATTTGCAGTTACAAGCATTACTCCGAAAATCATATAGAGCAGATAAAGATTTTTTTGTGTTTTTCTCATTACAAATAATTCTCTCCTTCATTTGATTAGTTGGTAAGGATAAACAACTATCCTCATTTTTAATTGGTAGGACTAAACAATATTATCTTTAAATCATATATATCACCACCTCCTTAAAATAATCTATTTGAGACAAAACTTTTTGGGCCTTTATATTGATAATTTTTTGCCCATTCAAGCATTGTATCAATATTAAATTTTAACCTTGCTTTATAATCAGTTGACACTTGCTCTAACGTATACCCAGCCTCTTCGAGTTCCTGTTCTAATCTTTCTATAACATGATCCGGCGCAGCTAAAGCATTTCCTTTGATAAACTTCGACCTCTCGCTAACCGTAACAATTCCACAAGTCTTTGTGTTAATATTTCCATTTATGCCTAACTGTAACCATGTTGTTGAATCGGCGCTGTAAAAAGGAAATGATTCAAGCAATCGTATCACAGTCATGCCAAATGCGTGAACTTTTACCTTAGGATTATTACTTCTCTGAATTGTAGCAAATATTTCGTGGAAATATTGTTTCTGCAATTCAGTTGACACGCCATGACGTCCGCCTATTCCAATATAATCAGGCAACTTTCCATCAACTTCAGTATTTAATATTCTAAGCAACGCTTCTTTTGGCTCACCGAAATGATATAATGGAAGCAATGTACACAGTGACGTAACTCTTTCTTTCATATACAAATAATTACGCCAACTGCCTTCGCTGCATTGCTTAGCAGTAACAGAATTTAATACAGGAAAAGGTATTTCGTCAAGTTCTACAAATATAGGAATGTCAGCATTATTATTTATATAATCGATATACTGATCTATATCTACTTTCTTACCTGCATGAGCAACTGAAAAAGCTCCACTATCAACAAATAATTTTGAAGAACAATGAGCATCTTGCCATAATTTAATCCCAGAACGTTCATTAACTTGTGAAAATAATCGAAGAGCTTGTTTTTCTTGTAAATATAAATCTATATCTTTTGGCTGTTGTCCTGCAAAGTATAAATTAAATGCCATTATATCAACTCCATTATCTCCAGATACCGATGCCAGCTGTTATTGTGCTTTTCTACAACATAGTTAAGATTTTCATCAAATGGACGAGCGATTAACCTTTCAAGTTTTGATCTACACTCTACAAGATTGCGCTTTTCGTAAAGATAATTTTCGTTGCCACGAAGTTCATATTCAAAATCTTTCCAAATAGGATACAATGGATTACACTTAAATGTGATAGCTTCAAGTAACGTCCAACTAACCCAATCCTGATTAGCGCAATTAAACACTACCTTAGCACGATCTAATAACTGATAATAAGTTAATTTATCAAATGTATTAACTACCTGTAAATTGCTGTAGCTACGCATTACTAAAGAATTGAGCCGTTTAACAACCTCTTCATTAGAGGTAATCGGTCTATCCTTTCTCGGATTTACAAGCTTAAACTGGATTTCCGGACACGCTTCAACTAAATCTAAGAAGAACATTGGATCTTTTTCATCGTCAAACCTAGAAGCAAATAGAACATAATTTTCTTTAGACGCGTGCTTAAATCCCATATCAACTAACTGTTTCTTTAACCGTTCACTATTATACGGCAATCCAACATGAAAAATATTATCTTCCCGAGCAATTCCAGCCACCACACATAATTGCTTTAAAATATGAGAACAAGTAAAGATAAAATCGTATTGATTGCCATATCCCTGTTCAATTGGACGCATCCACTCTTTCATCTTCCAAGCAAAATCTGTATCATCAACTGATTGCGCGTGAATAAACGTTCCGATCTTAAATTTCATATTTTTAAGTTGTCGAATATAAAATAAACTTTCAATTCCTGGATGCCAAAAATCTTCAACATATATGATATCATTATCAGTAATAATTCCATCATTGATAAACCTAACTAATTTCATAATCTGAGACATGGCATAATAACTTCGGCCACATGCGTCCAGCACTACACCGTCTTTAATAGTGCTTCCTAATTTATCACCATCCACACGAACAAATGGAACTCCAAATTTATTAAAATTATCTTCGGCCCATCCATCTACAGCCGACATGAAATAAGTATATCTTTCAATATAAGGTTCTAACGGTACATAATATAACATTGATTAATCCTCCTCGTATAACATGACATCGCATGTAAACAAATTATTATCTTTTAACGTCTGAAGCGATGTTTGAGACACTGCGTTAAACATAGTTACCACCTTATTATCGTCGGTTTTAAACTGAAGGTTATTATATGTATAAGGCATGTCATAATTCACAACTATAAAGGTGGTAATAAGGTTATCATACTTATCTATGAACAGGCGTAACTCTTCAAATGATACTTCTACGATAATTTCAATTGACCGCCTAAATAAATAATTGTATAAAGAAGTCCAATCATCCACTCCAGCGAACCTATGTTTGCCCGCTCCAAAATAAATTCGACGAACATCCCTATTCTGCTCGAGCTGTGATATCACATATTTAATTGGTATAACAATATCAGAGCAGATAAATAAAGTCTGAATGCCGACTTTTGTTCCCTCCATCTCAGGACCCTTCCAAATTCTAATCATGATAGACTTACATCCTTTCTATAAATAAGCTCACATCCGTTCTCTGCATCCTCACTGACGGTTATCTCAATATCACGATTATATCCATAATTCTGCTGAACGTATGATAATATCTGATTCGCTATTGTTTCGCAAGAATTATTTGTAAGAAAATCAAGCTTAAGATTTTTTTCTACTTCGTGCTTAAACATAATGAACTCAATTTCTCTATCGTTATTAAAAACTTCCACCTTGACCTTAATATGTGCAACATGTCTATGTGGATATCTTAAATAACTTACCTCATCTGGCGCATCTTTATATTGATGAATAAATTCGGTCTGAGTTGTTATATAAATAAATACTTGCTTCATACTGGGTCTCCGTACCACGCTTTGGTAATTTCGACATCACACTTGATAGGAATTGTTAATTTACTCATAGCCGCTCTTGACATAAGTTCTGCGAATCGCTTAGCGCATTCTTTCACATTCTCTTCTGGACACTCTGCTATCAACTCATCATGTACAGGTATAAGAAGTCTGAAACCTAACTCTTTTAGTCTTTCATCATTACCGACTAAAATCATTGCTAATTTGCTCATGTCTGCGGCTGATCCTTGAATACGTGCGTTTACGCATTGTCTTTGTGCATCTGCTATTTTAGCTCCGTTATCAACAATCCATATTCCTTCTTTATTTGCTTCTTCAAAAATTCTACGCTTCTGTCCGAAATAACAATTTCGTAGTTTTCTAATATAGCGTTCCTGCACATCTTCCGGGACATCCGTTTCTGCATCTTCATCTCCAGAGCCAAAGTCAAGCAAATCAGTGTCGGGTCGTACTCCGTCTTTCCACTTAAACTCAAACTCAGGCAGTTGCAAATCAGGCAATCTTCTTTTTCTACCCCACAAGGTAGTAACATATCCTTTTTCATAAGCCATATCCAAACTATCTTCTTCAAATTTCGGTATTGCAGGAAATCCTTTGAATACAGAATCTTTTATTGCTTGTGCTTTTTTTGTTGTAGTTCCAAGTTGTTCAGCAATGGAAGGCACTCCTCTGCCATACAAAACCGTTCAACACTATATTTTCATATAGTACAGACTATATCATCAACCATTTAGGTTGCTATGCACTTCGGACAGTAACTCATCCTCTGCCCTACTCCCCTTCGGGATAGTCGTTACACTTTTCCCCTACCCAACCATATCCGTAAGCATTTGTTTGCTTGCCATATATTGTTTGATATATTCTATATGCAATCGAACTTTCTTTTGCTTTGGATAAATTATTGGAACTAATATATTCACAAACATCTTGAATTGTACTAAACCTATTGATTTCTTTTCCTGTACTTAAATCTATCTGAACAAATATATATTTCCTATGAGCAATACTATTCTTCTGTTTAGTTTCTTCTGTATGATGTTTACCATAAAAAGAATTTTTTAAACCCGTTCTTTTCTTTGCCCATTCACTTAATTTTTTCTTGTGTTCTTCTGATTTAGGTCTACCCATTTGAGCAAAACTTATTTTTCTTGCCCGTTCTTCTGTATATATATCAGAATTATGATTTTCAGAAATCTTTTGTTTAGTTTCCTCTGAATGATGATACCCTCGTATTCCTCCACCACCAATAGTATTATTGTACCCGTGTTCAAACGTATCATATAATCCTATATAATATATTTCCCATGTATCTAATTCATCTTCTGGTAAATTATCTTTTAATATTGTAATATCAAAATTTTCTTTACCATATTTACGAATTGAGTTATACAGATACAAATTTCTATCAGTAGTATCAGCAATATGAAAATGCTCTTTTATACGTCTATCATCATCAAATTTTGTTTGTCCTATATATTTCTTTCCGTTAATTTTATTCGTTATACAGTATATATATCCCATAGTATATTACCCCCAATAAGAATATAACACACCGTACAACTATTGTCAAGTAAGTTATTTAGCACGGGATTGGCATATCTTTCGACTTAGCTTTCCCCGTTAGCACTGAAATTTATTTCAGCACACCCATGAGTAATATGGTTCACATAGTTTGCTTATGCTATTACTAACATAAGGGGCATTTTGTTTAGTCTACCCAAAAGTATGGATTTTGCTTGTGACCTTCTGTTTTTGCCTTCAGGATTCGTTGTTCCATCAGGTCGGAACTCAAGGCAGTTATCATAGCTTGTATTAAAGGACAATGCCGCAATTTCTGCATATAAATCCTTTCCTTCTTGATATGCTTTGATCATCTTTGGATCACTGCACATCTGAGTCATAACCTTTGGCTCTTGTTGTGAATAGTCACTTGACATTAAAACATATCCGTCAGCTGCCACAAACATCTTTCTAATATCTTTATTATGGCTAGGAATATTTTGAAGATTAGGGTCACTGCTTGAAAATCTTCCTGTATCTGCTCCATACTGATTAAAACTACAATGTATTCTTCCATCTTTTGGATTTACACATCCTGGCAATTTATCAATATAAGTAGATACTAACTTTGACATTTCACGATAATCCAAAATTGCTTTTGCTATTGGACTATCAATCTTCTGTAAAATTGCTTCTCCTGTCCCTCTAGGACTTTTTGGATCTGGAGGTTCAACCTGCATAATATCGTACAACAGAGTTGCTATTTGAGTAGGACTACCGATATTAATAGGAGTATCAAGTTTATGATTTACATTTTTCTTTTTATATTCTTCTATCTCTTTATCATAAAGAGAACACACTTTATAAAACTCTTGTGTTTTTTCCGCTAGTAATCTGTTATACTTTTCGGATAACTTTTGCTGATACTCAAAATCAAACTTCACCCCGTTATCTTCCATATCACAAACTACTTTAATACATGGCATTTCAATGTTGAAAAATACCCAGGATACACCATTCATACCATTTCTATCTTCATTTGGTTTTGTTTCATCATAATACAAATACTGCTTTTGATACTGATACAATTCATATGTAATAATTGCATCATGTGCCGCATAAAGATAAAATGTTTGAATTGGTATTTTGTCCGCCGTTATTCCTTTAAACAGAGTATCAAACTTAAATTCATCTTCTTTGCCGTCAAGTACATATTTTTGATGTAATGCTTTAAGTCCTTTTGATTCTTCATTTTCGTTAAGAAGTCTACCTGCTAAATAACAATCCCATGTACAATAAATATCTTTAACACCTAATTGATTTCTTATTACACGAATATCAAATTTGGCATTAAACATGATTATGTCTGGATGATACTTCAACAGCATATCAAATTGATTTGCCACCTGTTTCTCTGTCAACTGATTTTCCACTCGCACACCAGTTACATAAGAAACATGATTGATTGGAACATACGCAGGTTTATGATTTGGTGTATAAATACATAATCCGACAATGCTATCCAAAATTGGATCGAGTCCCGTTGTTTCTGTATCTATACTGATTACACCATTATCAATACAAAACGAAAAATATTTGTGTAATAATTCTTCCGATGTAAGAATAACATAATCATCTTTAAACTTTCCAAGATGTGTTTCAACCATTGCTTTAATCTGATTTATCTGTCCGAGCAGACCACTACCTTTTACGGTAGTGGTTGCTCTTGTCTTAGATTTAGATTTTGTAGCAATGGATTTATCCTGTTCTCTTCCGGGACGTTTTGGAACATTAAATAGTGCCATCATTCATCTTCTCCAAACATGGACATAAAAACCGTGATTCCATCTTCATTAATAAGTGCCTGATTTTTCTTAATGAATTTCTTCAGCTTATCCAGTTCTTCTTTCAACTTCTTACACTCCGTCTCTAACTCACGCTTTTCGCAATATTCTTTATACCACTTATCATGCCACTCTCCCTCACTTTTCTGAGCCTCAAACTTCTCTGTGATCAAATCACGATATTCATCTGTACCAATAGTGACTGTACCAATTACACTATACTCTTTCTTATTCTCTTCCATCTCTCATTCCTCCTTAAAATCTATCTCTTCTACCACTTGTTGCCGGAGTACGTCTTGAACCACGTCTATCTTCCTCAGACGGCACGTCATCTGTACTACCAGATCTCCTTCTCACAGGTGCTTCATCACCATCAGGCGGAAAATAACCATTATCTAAGAAGAACTCCATATCATCTGCGGATTTATCAAGCACAACTGTACCCAACACAGCACTCTGCTCCGGCAGATCTTCAAGCGTCGTTTCATCCCTATCTACTTCATAAATCTCATATGTAGTAGAAGTATCACCCTTCTGTCCGTTCCGCTCAATCTCAAACACGTGCGATACTACATTAGGATATCTTGCGCAGATAGAAGAGATCTTTGAGATAAACTTCTTTCCCCTCTCCCAAATCTGACACCTGTCCTGATCAATATTGTAAATAGGTACAAACAGCTTTGCAGTTGTGAATTTCTTCTCTCGACAAAACGGACAAGTGTCAACCGGCTGATCATACTCTCTAAGACAGTTAACATACCGCTTCTTTCCGTCAATCTCTACTTCATGTACAGCATATCCTGCTACATCCTCGATGCCGTTATACATGAACCTCACTCTTGCCACATCTTTATCATTTTTGAGTGAAAAGTATCCAGTTCCTCCCTGTCCGCCATACTTGTCTGCTGTTTCTGTGTTAAATCTCGCCATAGTTTCAATTTTCCTTTCTTTTAATATTCAATATACCATAACCCACAATCACTATCAAGTTTGGGGGTATATTCCTTATCTCGAATAAATTTTGAAGTTTCTTTGTTATACTGTATAGACAGCACGCGTAACTTATTCTTATGTTTAGCATTAGTAGGAATTGTTAATTTATATGCGGAATCGGACTCACCACAAAACATAAAATACAACCGATTTCCAGCAAGTGCATAAACACAATAATTATTGCTACTATACAATGTATCACAGCTTCTAAATCTAAAAACTACTTTCTTTGTGCCGTGACCCTTATTCATACTGGAACAACACACATTGGGATATGAATAAGTTCTGCCGACACTGCTATATCCACCTCTTCTACATTTTTTCTGAAAAACAAGATTTTCTATTTTCATAGTGTTCTCCTTTCGTTTTAGAGTTTGCTGTGTTCTTTACTACTCTTATATTATAATACATATTTCTATATATGTCAACTACTATTTTAACTTATTTATTCTTCACACGAACACACTAGTTTCGGCACAAATTCATCATACTTCTGCTCTAACTCTTTCTCAAGTCCCTGTAACTCATCTAACCTATTATTTCTTCTTAATAAAGAGTCTTGCTGATACTCCATAGATATAACTATCTGTTTCCAATAATGTACAAGTTCTTGATTGGCATAATTTAATTGCTGTGATGCTTCGACAAACTCAGTTTGATGTTTTGCATAATTTCTTAATTCATCTTCATTCATATGGTTAATTACTTCATCAAACATTCTAATACCTCCAATTCTTAAAGGTTTTTAACCAATCTTCATAACTCATCTTTTCAGAACCAAGTACAGTACACTCTGTTTCACAATATTTAGCCAAAGACTCGATTGTTTTAAATACAGGAGATATGGGCGAACCCTCTGATGTAGTTTCCCAAAGCTGATATCCATCACCTTTTGGTGGATCAAGTTCAAAATCTGGACAACCATAATCTTTGAATTTTAATCCCTTTAATCTGGCATACAACTTACAATCATCACAATTCCCGCCACATAAATGATGTAAATATCCGTACCATATCTTATTTATGGGCCAATCAAAATCTAATGGTACTCTTTTTAATTCCCTTCCCATCGTTTAGAACACCTCCTCAAGTTGCATAAGTTCTTCTTTGGTACATTCATTAGCGTCCTTTCTTCCTTTCGGAAAAATATACTCTGTTACTATCTTTCTATTCTGCATATTCATTCTTATTCTTTTTCTTGCGGCTAATCCGCTTTCATCCATATCTGTTGCAAGAATTATTTTTCTACATGGTAATTCTCTTAGCTGTTCTTCCTTTATGATAGCCTTCTGGAATATCGTCTGTAGTTTTCAAACGTATATTATTTATTCCATTTGTTACCCACATCCAAACACCTTTTTCTCCCTTATTATACGGCTCTTTTCCTTTCATAGGATTCTGCCATCCGCTTGCATATCTTTCTTTTAATAACTGTGATTTTAATTTTCGTGTTTCTTCTGATTGCTTTGTACCTACTAACTTTTGCCTTATCTTTTCTTTTGTTTCTTCTGTATGACAACCTGTAAAACCAGAACTTCCTTTCTTAAACATTCCATCATTTCTAAAATCTGGATGTTCTCTATGAAATTTTTTCTTTGCTTCACTTCTTGTTTTATCTCGTTCTGGTGTATGTAAATATCCTTCAATAAACCCATCGTCTAAATACTTTTGTAATTCAGATTGTTTCACATATTTTTCGATTTCACCATTATTTATAACAGTGCGTCCGGACATAGACATTTTCATTTTCTCCCGTCTATGTTCTTTTTCAGCATCAGTTAATCCAGAAAATGTATCTCCACCATCACCACCTTTAGAAATATTATATCCGATAAACATATTATCACTATGGTGTATGTGAATATAAATCTTTTCAAATCTATTTATATCAGAACGTGTTTCACACCATTTCAACAATTCAACTTTGAAATTCTCAATACCATATTTATCAAATGCTCTACGAATTAACTTACCGCTACCCTTATATTCTTTATCAAATACTTGTGATTTATGCTGACCTATATAAATCTTGCCGTTTATTAAATTTGTTGTCTTATAAATATACCCATACATACTAAAAAACTTCTCCTAACGCATAAAATTCTTCTCTTGTCATATCATTCATATCTTTAGCATGGTCTGGATATGTTCTATAATCTAACTGGGTGACGATTTTATTATTTATTTCCTTTCTCAACCTTATTCTTGCTTTTTTGCCGGCATCATCTTTATCAGTTGCCAATATAACTTTTCTACACGGAAGTTTCTTTATCTGTGCAATAGATAATTCATTACCCAAACCATTTAATGCTACTGCATATTTATTATAACACCAAATAGTTAAAGCGTCAAGCATACTTTCACAAATATAAACTTCATCTGGAAACTTCTCTAACCGACTTAACTCATACAATCCGTAAAGTGGTTTTTCTACTCCTTCCGGGTAATGAAAAAACTTATTTTTGACAGAACGTCTTGCAACAAATAGGCAATTACCATTAACATCCCTAACAGGAAAAGTGATGCAATCGGTATCACTATCATAACCAATATCAAATAATTCAATAACATCATCTGTTAATCCTCTTTTATACATATATGGATGTGTATATCTATATTTATCTAATTCTTCTTCCGTAACATACCTTGTACGATTATTATGGCTAACAGATTTATTATCACGGTAAAAATCAAGTGATACATCTTTTCTCTCCTCCACTTGTACTGTAGCAAAATTCTTTAATAACCACTGCCACCCAAATTTACCTACAATATCATCTGTGTACCCGAAACAATGAGATATTACTTCCTGTAAAGAATGCACTTCACCACAGGCAAAACAGTGAAAAATCCCATCCTCTTTTCGTATTCCGGCAGACGGTCTACGTTCTTGTCCACCGCTGTGGTATGGACATTGAACCATAACATGAGTTGATGTCGGCTTCATTTTTTGCAATAGCAAAACATTATTTGCAGATAATTGATTCCTTAATTCCATTAAAATGTCAATTAATTCTACACTAAACTGAACATCATTAATTATCATCACTAACCCCTATCGTTACACCGTGCATATATTCCGTGACTTCAAACTTTTTTGCTTCTGCATACCGACTATAATTGCCAACGATTTTGCCCTTATCCGTTGGGTACTCAACGGTGACTTCTTTGTCCATGTCAAAATCTAACAGGATGGTTATCAAATCTTTTACAGTCATTTTATTTTCCCTTTCATTCCCCAACTGTTCTAATATTCTTCTCACAGCGTGTGGTGCTGTGTATCCACAGAATGTATCCCACCGTAAATTATCTTCTGGAAACTCATTAATTGCCGCCTGTCTACTGATCAAGTTATCCATTCTGTCTCTCCCATTCTAATTTCTTCTGGCTTAACTTTGTCTGCTGTGTTCTTAAAGTAGCAAGTTTCTTTTTATATCTATCCGGGTAACAAAGGTGAATAAGTTCTTCGATCTGTCTAACATCAAAATCAATGCCACCATAATCTGCTCTCAACTCGGCGGACTCAAACAATCTGTCCATAAACAAATTAAACTTTGTATTTTCGGATTTGATCTGATTATAAGATCCTGTTGACAATAGCACTGTGTTTTCTTTCATTTCCATAATTTTCCTCCTGTATATTTCCATATACTAAATCCTATCTCCGGCATCTTCATGCTCCGTTCCTATACTAAGATACATTTCTTTCATCCACTCTTCATGTTCTTCCATCTCTACTTCAAGTTTTTTCAACTCTTCTATACCTAACTTCATCCTTCCACCTCTTTATGCGTTGACTCCTATCTTTATTTGCTCCTAAGCATCTACTTGAATATACTCGTATAAAATGTTTACCGGATTTCCACGCTTCTGTTGCTGATATTCTTTTTGAACACTCTGCATGGGCAAGAAAATAATCTAAATCCCATTTATCTTCAAAATTAAAAATCATGTCTTTATATTGAGCATAAGTAGTATGACTCCAAGCAAATCCCATTAGAACACATCCTCCTTATCTCCGCTAAACTGCTTTTTTACTTCCCGAACTTTTCTTTCGGTTCTTTGACGTGGTTCTGCATCATCGTAAGATGGTACAAAAACAAAATCCCCTGTATCAATATCCCACTTATAACTTAACTTTCCACCAACAGCACCGAACCGCTGTTTCTTAACTTGCATTTTTAAGATGCCATCTTTTGTCTGTCTAATTGCTATAACCTTACTAGCATTGTGAGATATCCCGTCACTATCCCGAATCGTTTCAAGAGCCGGTGTATCATCACTATCCTCTTCCTGCACACCGCTTCGATTTGCTTGTACTACAATAAGAATTGGAACTTTAACTTCCATTGACAATGCCATTAGATCTTCACTAATGTTTGTTAGTGTAGTTGTTTTATTATCACCCCTCCGGTATCTCTCATCTGTCATATATGTAATACCGTCTATAGCAACTAAATCCAATTTATACTGCTGTATCCAGTTCTTTAATTTTGTAACTGTAATCTTCCGATCAAAATCATTTGGTGTAGCAACCATAAAAGAGTTTTTAGTTTCTTTTAAATCTCTCAAATAGTCTGCATAAGCAGTTTCATCAACATCATCCTTTCCCCACATTAACCCACGATTGCTAAAATTCTTGTACAGGGTATCAAATCTGTACCCGATACTACTAGCACCCATCTCAGGACTTATATATCCAACGTTATATCCAATCTGCCACACATGAGTACACATCTTTTCAAGCACCCACGACTTTCCCTGATTAGTGCGGGCAAAGATAACAAACAACTCTTCTTCTCTCTGGATACCGTGAATTAAATCATCCAACTCTTCAAATCCACAAGTAAAAAACCAGTCTGTCTGATGCTCCTTGCGCTCCAAAAATTGTGTGTACCTATCCTCTGCGTCCGATATAATATTCACACCACCCAATCTATAATTTGGCTGTAAATCCTTTAACGCATGTACCATGTACTCTGCGGCCGCATTTGCATCTGTCTTTAACAGTTCTGCAACCTTCTGTACAACTGGGACTGACTTATAATAAAGATATTCCTCACGAATTGTATCAACAAGGTATCTGTCCGACTCTGTGACCTCTACCAAATCAATTTCTGGAAACTTCGACAAAAACGTTGCTTTATCAGGCACACCACCATACTCTTTGTTGTGCTGTAAAATAAACTGATATTCCTGCTCATATCCTACAAAATAATCTTCTGTAAGAAGATTATCTTCGATAATGGATAAATCTTTGGTTGATAAAACTTTTGACAAAATCTGGAGGCTTACCATTCTGCCCTCCTGTCTTTACCTTTAAATTCAATTCGTGTTGATGTGTTCCAAATTCTGCTCGCTAACCTATCACCAACGGCAAGTTCCAAAGCAGATTGACTTGTTATATTACCTGTATAAATGTTAGATAATCCACTTGACACCCGGCTGTCAATGATAATAAGTAACTGCTGCCGGTCAAAATCCGACAATTTTGTGCTTGCTATATCATCCCACACAACTAAATCTACGGTTTCCAACGTACTTTTCAACACTTCATGTGATTTACTAAAATCCTTCAGTGTGTTAAAAAGTGTTGGTACGTGTTGAAAATATCCCCTAACCCGAAAACCATTTCCTGCCCAAATGCTATCAAAATATTTCAGTAATAACTTTAAAGCCCAACTTGTCTTTCCATTTCCAGTGTATTCACTGTAGATATAAAGAGACTCTCCATTATCCACAAAATTCTGAATATCCAAACGAATTTTATCCAATTCCAAAAACGCTTTCAAGTCTCGATCTCCGTTTAAAGATGTCGGATACTGTTTTTTCTTTGGTATTCCACTCTCATCCATCAGATACTTCATCTCAGCGTATCTAATACAATTAATACAATTATCATAAGTACAAACATATTTATACCAACAATCTTCGTTTCTTAAAACCATACACGCTCACCCCGTGCGATCCTGTTCTCTCTTTCTTTCTCTATCTGCTGTTTTTCTTCATCTGTATATGTATCACACTTTACACCCTTTTCCCACGGCTTCTCTTTTACTGAATAATTTCTAACAAATTCGTTATCTGTCAGCTCATAAAAATGTTTCCAGCCTCTAATTGTACTTGTATTAACAATTTCCCAAGCTAATTTTACATCTAATTTGCCGTCTTTGATTGCCAACTGTTTTAACTCAGCTAACAAATGTGTCCACATACCATAATAAAATGATTTGCCTTCATCTCTTGCCATCTGTAAACGTAATTGTAAAAAATTTTCCAATTCACTTCTCAAATCTTTGTCAGATGTAAATGTTTGAATTGATGTAACACACTTTGTATACAGATTTTCCTTTTTAGATTTTTGTTTGCCAAACTCAAATTCTGTAGTAGTATCTTTAGATACTACTTTTTCTTTTTTACTAGTTGTTTGTTTACTAGTATTATTAAGTAAAGTTTCTTTACTACCCCCTCGTAAAGTTTCTTTACTACCCTCGTAAAGTTTCTTTACTACCTCAAGATTTACCCAATATACATTTGGATTAACAAAATCATCGAATCCTTCTTTATTCAAATACTGTTTATCCACAAGATTTTGAAGCGCCTTATCTACGGTTGGTAATGATATATTAAAAGTATTTGCTATGTATTTTCTACCGCCGTAGAATTTAGAAACTTCGTCTTGCGAGAATCCATAAATAAGAGCAAAAATTAAAAGTTCATTTCCCTTTAGTTCAAGTTCGTTACACATCCATCCGTGAATAATTACACTATTTGTCGATTTCATTAAAAGTCTCCCAATAAACAAATAAGTCTATACATTTACAGCCGCTACTCAGTAAATGTATAGACTTGTTAGCCTGTTCTCCGTATGAGGTATCTTTTGCAAGCACTGTAGCGGAGTGCAAGCTAACCTATTTGTTCTCTATCTATTACCAGTAGATAAAGAGTGTATTAATGTTCGAAAGGACTCAGAACTAATACTCTTTAATTTTACTATATACGCTCATTTGTGTCAACTATTTTTTACTAAAGGACTTTAAGATATCTTCGATTTGTGCATCTACTTCTGTATTGCATGTGTCCCAGAGTTTCTTTCTTTCCTCTTCTACTACATCATCCGGGTCAAGTGACCGCTCTTCACAGTATTCAACCGTGTAAAAAGAGTCTGCTACTTTTACGGATGCCCTACTCGTTGCCCGAATTGTCGTTATCGTCATTCCTACTCCTCCACATTGCATATCCAATCAATCCTGCACACAGGATAAATTCAACACCGACCGTTGCTAAGACACCGGCCCAAAATTCCGGTATGTACATCAATTTTCCTCCTTCTCTGCATCTTTTACTTTCGTCACTCTAAGCTGTACCACTTCTTTGGTTTCTTTCGCTCTATCCATTTCCAATAAAATCTCATCCGGAATTTTATTGTTATAGATAGCGTTTTCAAGCGCATCATAATCAATGTACTCTTTTGTTTTTACAATTTCTGATATACCGTACTGGTGGGCAATTTCAAGAAGCATTGCTTCATTCATTGTTTCTCGAACAGATACAGAATAGCTTGCCTTGTAACTACCGGCAGTATATTTCTGTACGGAAAAGTCTTTCATGATAGCTTTAATCTGAGCATTTTCTTTATCACAGATTTTCTTATAACTATCCAATTCATTTTTGTTTGCCGCATACTGCGGAATTAATTCATCAAGATCATTCAGTTTCATTCTTTTTCTCCTCCTTCTTCTTATAATACTTCTGAGTCACTGATCCCATAATTCCGTTTCGTCCTTGTGGAATTTTGTGCTTAAATTCTAGCAATTTCCAGATGTCTGACTCTCTCCAGTATCGAGTCTGTCTACTTCCCATCTGTATAAAATCCGGTAGCATTTTTGCATATTCGTTTCTTGGATTTTCTCGTTTAAACCAATACCAATTATTGATTGATTTCGAGGAACTACCAATAATAACAGCTACCTCTTCAATTTTTAACAACCTCTCCTCTGCCATACAATACACCTCCTATTCCATATAATCACATCCTTTGTACAGAGATTATTTGTTGTACTACAATGATTATACATGTAGTACAACAAACTGTCAATATGTCAACCAACAAGAAAATCAAGTAAATCTGCTTTGTTTACTGCAATCTTACCATCTACAAGTGCATCTGCCATCATTCCTTTTTTCTCTACAAGCTGATTAATACGTTCATCAATCGTATCTTTGCAAACAAGGGTGTAAATAGTAACATTCTCTTTGGTTCCTACACGGTGGCATCTATCCTCTGCCTGTTCTTTGTTTGCACGGTTCCACGGTTCATCCATGAAGATTTCAATTGTACCTGCGGTTAACGTAAGACCTGTACCCATAGCACCGATTGTACCTACAATTACATTACAAGTTTTATTTTTCTGGAATGTTTCTACCATTACCTGTCTTTCTGTATCATTCGTTTGTCCAGTAATTACAGCGGGGGAATATTTAATCAGTCTTGCACAAACGGCATCCGTCATCTGTGTCCAGTTGCTAAAGATAACAACCTTCTTTCCATTTTCTACAGCTTCCTCAACAAGTTCTTCCATTCTATCAAGTTTAGCGGACTCTTTAATCGTAGAAGAAAGAATACCTGTATAACCAGTTGCTTGACGCATACGAATAAGTTCAGCAAGAGGATTATTCGCCATCTTAATCTGGTCGATATTCATCTTAATCTCCGCTGTAACTTCATCATAAATCTGCTTCTGCTTCGGAGTCATTTCAACGTATTCTGTAATATGTGTTTTCTCCGGAAGATCAAGAACATCATTCTTTAATCTTCTAAGCATGATTTCATTAAGCTGTGCCTGAAGTTCATCGAGATACTTATATCCTACAACTTCATATCCACCGTATCCACCGAACATACCATAATGTTTCTTGAATGCGTAGAATGCGTGTTTTTCATATCCCAACCACTTCAGAATGATATACAGGTCAAACGGGTTATTCATAAGTGGTGTACCAGTCATTGCAATTCTACATTCTGGCTGAACTTTAAGAATACCTTTACCCTGCTGAGAAGTCGGGTTTTTACAGTTATGTGCAAGTATTCCTTCTGCGTAGTAATTATGGTTATCTTCAACTTCTATATCATAGGTAAGAAATGATATATCCTCTACTGTTCGTTTAGATATGAGTTTAGCCATTTTCTAAATTCTCCTTTATCAATCTGTTCATGTGTACATCATCATAACTTGTTAAATCTTCGGCTCTAACCCAGCCACGATTTTTGGTAAAGAATTTGTGTCCTTTTGTACACTTTATAGTTTTAATTCCATCATCAGTTTCAAACTGTAACTCTAACAACTGTTCTGCTACGATATTTTCGTGCCAATCTACAACTCGTTTCCACTCATTTTTTCCAGTAGTTTCATTATAAGATAATACTGAACAACTAAGTTGATCTTTAACGATGTCACCAATTTTCAATGTACCGATGTCTGTTGTTATCAATGTATCATAATCAAAACACTTATGTATTTCATCAATCGCCACAAGTCCAATCGTACCATCCTTACAAAGTTTCTGAAGTTCTTTTACAACTTCCTCATTTCTAAGTGTTTCAACATTAGTAATAAGGAAATACGGATTAATGTTGTCAATGTTCTGTAAGTCTTCTACTCTATCTGCTACTGAACCAACTGTGAGTTTTCCGGCTTTATATCTCTGTCCTAAAATCCATACTTCCTCATTACTATGGGTATGGATTTCATTTAACCAGTTCCATTTCAGTCCGTTGACTCCACAAACAATCAGACAGTGTTTATAACCCTTCTGCAATTTTTTTGCAACTGCAATATCAATGACCTGTTTTGTTTTGCCCAGACCCTGCTCATCACCGAGCAACCATCTATCATTGTTAAGCCCATATTCAAACCCTTCGATCTGATGCTGAAACGGAGTCGTTTTAAATTGAAATCCGGCCGGCATTTCCAATTTTTTCTTCTCTTCAAATGCTTTCCAGTTACCATAAATTTTAAAATTCTGCTGTGGAAGTGCATCGATGAGAGGTTTGAAATACTTAAACGGAAGTTCCCACTCTTTCTTTTCCTTATCCCAAAATCTAGACGGAAACTCTCTTATGGCTTTTATTATAGCTTCCTCATACGGAAAGGTCACATACAGTGACCAATCCCCGTTACATTTTTTAGCTATATCAACTCGAATATCAATCATGTGCATTTCTCCTTTCTGCTTATGTAAACAGTATACTACATGATTAATCTATTGTCAATACCTTTTTAAATAAAAAAGAGATACATCACTGCATCTCTTTAATCATTTGTTTGATTAACTGCCGTTCTTTCTCTGTGTCGGTACAACTAAATAGTGTCTGTAAAAATTCTTTTATCTCTTGACAGAGTTGATTCATATTTATATATACAGCATCTTCTGTGGTTTCATGTAACTGATATTTTCGTTTGGTGTCTATATAAGTTAGATATGTTGGAAGTATATCATTTAATTCTTTTGTGGTGCTATCGTAATTATTCGATCCTAATAGATGTGATTTTACATTGTATAGCGCTGATAAATTTCTTATGTTAGATAAGGAAGTTTCTCCATTTTCCAACTCATCGATTAAATCGTTAATTGTCGATATGTTTATCATAGCGTATAACCCCTTTACCACCGTTATATAGGGAGGGAATTAACCCTCCCTATATAATTTACTGTCTTTCCAGTTTGTCAACACACTGCTGTAATGTACGCCGTTCTTTTTCTGACGGAGCATCGTCCATCATATCTTCAAGTTTTCCGATCATGCGCTGTTTATCCATTGCACGACTGTATCCTCTATTACTGCTGTCACGACTCACATATCTGCCAGTTCTCTGATCACGTCCTCTACGATAAGAGTTGTCGTTAGACGCATCCATAGAACCATCGTAGCTTCCGTCATAACTTCCATCGTATGAACCATCGTAAGCACCGTCATACGCACCATCGTAAGCACCGTCATAAGAACGATTGTAAGAGTTGTCTCGACTATTACCACGTCCGGTTCCCCTTACACCACGTCTGGTACTGTTGCCACCATCCTGTGACTGCAATTCATGCATAGAACGATTTTCCATATCCTGATTCCAAATCGGCCCATATGAATTACCGGTATTCGACATATCCATACTACCACCGTACATAAACCACGGATAGTGAGTAGACTGTCCATCATTAGAACCGTTCGTATCATAAGAGCCTCTGCGGTTACTCATGTTGTAACTGTTCATAGACTGTCCACCACGCTGTGACTGACCACCTTGACCCTGTTTCTGCTGTTCTTCTGCTTTCTTCATAGCTTCTTTTGTTTCGAAGTCTAAACAGATTGCAGATGCTTTATACAGATTATCAAGTTCCTGCGGAGTTATGTCTCCTTTTTTAACGATCTTTTTAATCTGATCTTCCAGAATCTCCTTAACCGCTTCATAATTCTTTTCCACTTGACATACCTCCTTTCTTTAAGCTATTCTACTGATTACCAGATTTGCGTTCTGGACATCAATCACTGGCGCCGGTGTCACGGTCGGATCAGTTGTTGCGGCTACATGTTCTACAGCTAAAGAGAAGCAACAACCCTTCGGAACTTTAATGATGGCAGTGCTTGTCACATTGCCGTATTCATCTACTGCCGCAGGTGTATAGATTGCTCTCGATGTGACTTTAGGTTCACCGTTAATAGTGATTGCCACAGCTATCGGAGTAACAGTGCCACCCTCTGGGATGGCAATGTTACCATTGAATGTTACCTGATAGGTAGCAAAACACTGATTACAGGTGATACCACGGAGAATAAAAATTCCAGTTTCGTCCTCGTGGTATACCCAACCACGATTACAAGGAATAGAAGCACTGAACAGGATAGGTGCATTGAGGGCAACTTCCTGTATTGGATTTGCTAAATATTCTGCCGCCATATCGTCACCTCCATCAGATCAGACCGTTGTTACCACCACATCCGCACCCGCAGTTGTTATTGCAAGTAAAGATGGGTGTTCTGCCGTATACCGGAGTGGACGGAACCGGGCAAGAATTGAGTCTGTTATACAGAGCATCGACCTCGTTTGCGAAACCGTTCTGGATAAGTGCGTTCTGAGCAGACTGAGAAGCTGCCAGATTTGCCATGTTAAGCTGAGTCTGAAGTTCAGAAATCCTATCATTCTTCGCTTCAACCTGTGCTTTAACACCGTCCAGTTCAAGCTGGCACAATTTATCCAGAATAGCCTGAGTACCACGTGTCTGGCTATCAATTATGTCTCTTGTATTCTGGTAAGCCGCAGTTCTGTCGGCGCAGTTTTCCGTAGCTACCGTGTACTTGAGATCAGCTAAACCAAGTCTGTTCTCACAGCAACAATCGGCAAACTGAGAACCGATGTTGTTGAATCCTTGCATCATAGCTGTCTGGGCATTGAATGCCTGATTCATATTTGCCATCTGACGGGCATTTGCCGCTGTTTCAGCATTAGCGAATCCACTATTAACTGTTGCATTAACTCCTGCGAAACCATTGCATAAGGACTGTTGCACATCTGCACAGCATCCACACAGTTGAGTAGATAATCCAGAAATACCAGACTGTAAACCGGAAATCCCACTCATTACAGCTTGCTGATCAAAACCACGCTGAACATCTGCATTGGTAGTATTGCTCATGATGTAAGGCATAGCACCTCCACCACCATAGCCACCGCCGAAACCATTGCCCCAACCGCCGAGAGCAAACAGGAACAGAAGAATAATCCACCAACCGTTATCGCCGCCCCAGCCACCAAAGCCAGAACCACCACCATACATAGGTGCTACAGGCATAACCATATCGTTACCTCCATTTCCACCTTCTGTTAAAGACATAACTTTAACTCCTTTCGTTTTTTATTTATACCTAACCTTGCGCAATGGTATTAGTATCTCACTGATTGTGTGTTAACATGTTCTGTATCTGAGTTGCCATCTGTGAAAGCTGATTATACTGATTTTGAGACATTTTACCCGTATTAAGTAACTGTTGTACTTGTTGTTTTGGATCACCTTGAAATGACTGCTTAAATTGATTAAGTTTCTGGATCATGTTCTGCATATTACCAAATGGGCCGGGCAATTTAGGATTTCCGCCCAATGCGTTGAATAAAGAATTAGCCATCAATAATCACCTCTTCTTTCTTAGCAGAAATCAATTCATTCAGTTTTTTATTAAACTCTTCCCGTGTAACAAATTGAGATGTATCAATGTCCGAGTGCTGTGCTACTTGCGGTTGAGTTTGCTGAGTTGTTCGTTCCTTATAATCAAAAATTCTTAACGGCATCGGCATACCGCTATTGTCAGAAGATTTGATGTAGAAAGTATTTGACTCACTATCCATGAGCATTACACTTTTACCGGGTGCGACTGCCCATGACTTTGCTCCTGCTTCACCCTGTACCCATAAAATCCCATTATCATTTACGGGTTGTTGCATCATTTGAGGTTGCTGTTGAGTCATCTGTGGTTGAAATGACGAAGCTACATACTGCGGATACATCTGCTGATAAGTCATAGGAAAACCATTATTATATGCCATTATTCTTTCCTCCAATAGTAAATTGGTATCTCGTTACCACTATCCCATGTATCAAAATAATCACCGTTTGCAACTGCTACTACATGTGTCCCGGTTGCTAAAATACCTGTTAATTCTGGATTATCTCTTACAAACTGAGAAACGGTATAACAGTTTGGACACGTATCTGGTATCACATATCGTTTAAAACCATGCTCTGCTAAATATGTACCCCACACGTCATTTGATGATGGCATATCATGCATGGTAAATCCCTGTAACATCACATCCAGATAAGTATCTTCCCACGGCATACCCACTGTTTTAGAAATTGCTCTTATCACACAATCTCCTACCAGTTTTCGCCGGGGATTTGGATTGAAATTTACGAACCCTATGTCTACCACCTTCTTTCCGATTTTCGGACAATAAAACAAAGGCACAGATTGGTGAACACTGCTTGTTTTGCATCACTTGATTTAATGCCAAACCAATGTCTTTCATATCTGCACCTCCGTTTTTTGTTTTATTGTAAACAAAAAAGACACCGTACATTTGTACGATGTCTTTACGAATTTTATACAGTTTTTATTTAAGGTATGGTAGAACTCTGATTATTTTGTTTCTTACTCGTTTCGCCAATTTAGATACTTGTGCTTCTGATACATGCAATTCCATAGCAATAAAAACATTAGATTTATGTTTAGCCCGTAAATTGAAATACGCCAATTCATCGTCAGAAAAGTTGCACTGTTCTCTGAATATTTTCAATTCTGGGACAGTAAAATCATAAAGCTGTGGGATTTGCATTTACATTCGCCTTCAATTCGTCTACCCGTTTCCACATGGTTGCAACGGATGCTTCAACTTTAATCAATCTATCATGATCTTCTTTCTGGTCATTTTTTAATCCGGCAATTTCAGTCTTTATATCAGCAATTCCAGACCCGATATTTTCCAGTTTAACAATGACCGTTGTCAGTTCCGTTGTGTTTTCCTTATTGCTTTTGCTCATAAAAGAGTAAAGTGCTAACAATAGTGATACAAAAGATATGGCGATTGGTGCGTATTCCATTTTACAGTCTCCTTTTTAATCTGATCCTTTTACTTTATCTGCAAAATTACTTAAAGTATTTCCAATAAGTAAAACGGATATTCCTAAAATTATTGGTGATGCTATTACTATTATTAATGCTATGATATCATATCTATTCATTATGTTGCCCTCACTTTTGACCGATAATTTGTGCTATTGTTTGTTTAATTTTATCAAATCCAAGCATGGCTGACAACCAAGACATGATGACAAGAACTACAATTTGTACCCAAACTTTCGTATCTAATGTGACATCGTGCATAATAATATGTACCGCACATACTGCTCCTGCTACAACAATAGATACAATCGCCGCTAAGATATTGGAACTAAACTTAAACTTGTCTCCAATCATCTTCTTGATTGCTTCCGTCACCAAACCTGTCAGTGTTGCGGCTGCTGCCAGTAAAACCATCATCTGATCCATTGCTATACCTCTCTTTCGTATTTTTTATCCATGCCATAAATCCAAATTCACCTAAACATGCGCCGAACACCGCTGTAATCAACACATCCGGTACTCCACCTACATGCCAGTATGTAATTATCATACTGATTGTGAAAAGTGTAAGAATTACAGCAATTACTTTCAGCACAATGTCCATTGTACGTTTTTCTTTTTTCATGACTGTGACTCCTCAACTACTGCATGATTAAATGCTTTTCCTTCTAATGCAAATCCTTGGTTATCCATCAAGACTGCGGCGTGTACCGACACTGTGCTAATTGCCGCCGCCGACAAAACCGCATAATATTTATGTTGCGCTTCTGCCAGTGTGTCATGATCTGTTACAATGTTTGCTACCTTTCCATCTGTTCCCGTCTGCAATTCTATTACTATGTATTTCATATATTACCCTCCTTATTGTGCAAGTGGTGCATATAGTGACCCGTTGAGAAAATAAAAAGTTCCACTTTCTGATCCAAGAAGATCGCCGTTGGCGTTGAGATTCCCTGTTCCCGCTTGAAAAGCTGCGGCATAGCATCTACCTGTACTTGCTTGCATCATAAATATATCTTGTGGCGATGACACCGTAACCCCCGAAAAGTTGCACAGGTTCCCACCATTAGATATGGTCGCATAAACCCTCAAAACCATGTTAATCATGATGAAATTACCAAGGCGATAGCAGTTATTTCGATACAGCGAAACGTTGGCTGCCATCGTTGGAACAACCCTATCTGCATATGCGGGATGCAGCTCGTCCTCTAAGATTTTGCCCTGGTATGCATCCAACACTGCGCTTCCGGCGGAAGCCGTTGTCAGGTCATTCGCCACACTTTTGCTTGCAGCATCTCCGAGTGTTGGCCTGTTTGACAGGTCGCTGTAACTCCCAGAAAACGCTACGGTCTTAAGATCTGCAAACCATTTTGAAATCTTACCCCAAATCGTTTTGATCGACTCGCCGCTTGTGAGATTTGTGCGTGAAGACGCTTGTGTGAAAGTTGTTACATCTTCATTCAATTTAGCTTCTGTTACTGCACCCGTATCTATTTTATTTGTAGTAACAGCACCGTCATTTATCTTTGATGTAATTACAGCGTATGTTGCAAGTTTAGCAGATGAAATTGACCCGTCTTCAACTGTTGCTCGCCACTCTGGATGCTCGTCTAAAGCATCATTCACCGCACTTGTTACATATTGTTGGAACTCTGGATCATCTTCCAACGCCTGCTGAATACTTGCGGCCATTTCTTCATAAGTGGACAGTCTTTGTACATCACCGGAAGCAAAACAAATATATACTCCTTTTCCCGTGCTTGTAGTAGAGTCCCCACTTAAAACTACCGCAAATTCTCCGGGTATCATTTTGCCAGTATCAAAATCAGCAAATATACCCCTCCTCATTTGTATTGCCATATTGCTATCTCCTTACTCAAACGCATCAACGAATGCCTGTGCGATCTCCTCGACTGCTTCCACAGCTGTTTTCTGTGCGCTGCCGGTAACTACCCTGTCGATTCTCTTGTTGTCCGTGATAATTCTCCCTGTAGCATCGTCTATCTCTGAGTACACAATGCTCATTCTTTTCCCTACCGCATCGTTCCATACGGTTGTGGCTGTGACTACCTTCATGCCGATATTCTCCTTTCTTGTTCAATCTCAGTGATATGGTTTATCGCATCCGCGCCATAGTCGCGAGTCTCCGGGTCTGCCGTCTGTTTGAAGATGTCCAGCCTCCGCTGATCCAGGTCGAACTGTTTCGCCTTCAGTTCCCAGCCAAACCGCAATCCCGGTTCTCCGTTTACGGTAAAGAATGCCCCGTTCCTTTCGGACACATAGCATTCGCCGATGCCGTATTTCTGTAAGAACACCTGATACCCGTCAGCAGAGATCGTTTCCGCGAAGACGGGATCGATGTAAATTCTTGTTTCTCCGTTCTCCCCGATTTCGCCCTCTCCGACATCTCCGAACATTGGAGCGGACGTTTCATAACAGTACATGAGCCGCTTGCTGTAGTCAGGTGTCTTGACGATTCGGTTCTTCTCGCCATTTGTGTATATACCCGTTCTGTCAGCGAGGAATGTTGTCTCTTGGAGTTCGCCTACGCCGTTGTCGTATGTAGTCAACATCATGTTTGCGGCGATGAATGTCCTATATGCCCCGTTGGCTGTTTCGAGATACACGCCGCATGTCGGATCTACAACTGCCGCATTTACCTCATTGGTTGTAAGCTGAATGTATCCGTCACGCATAACGGCCTTCTGGGACCACGAAGACGCACACGATACTCCCGCCCCTCCGACGTATACACCCGGAGAGTTGGAATCCACTCCGCTGTGAGACTTCGTATACAGGCTGTCGCCCGCAATCGTGAAACTGGCAATCTCGCCAGATTCCGAATATATAGAGCCCTCGAACGAACCTGCGGATGCGTGAATGCCAGTATTATCCCAATATCCAATAGTTTGTCCAGAAGCGTTTTTAATTGTTAACTTACCACTGGTATTATTTTGACCTCCTAAAACAATATTCGTACCTATTGCCCAATCAAATGCTATACCTAAAGCACTAATTCTTTTAGCAATAATAGAACCATCTGCTGTAATACCTGTATTCCATACAGTAGCACTAGGATTAGAGCCCTTATAATCTGTGGTAACAGATATAACCTTGTCACTCATTCTCCAAACAATTTTGGATGAGGCTAATTGTTGTTGGTCGTGGAGATAGTAAATCGTTCCGGTGGAATCCGTTTGTCTTGTACAATACAATCCTGCGGAAGTTGCTATAGCTTGTTCCAAACTTTCTATGGCTTGATCTATAGCGGACGTTTCTTTGTTTAGTAACTTCCTAGCTTCTACATAACTCTTTGTTGAAGATGAATATTTTGTAACACTGTTTCTGGACGGGGTAGACGCTCCACAAACTACAGTCTGTAATCCATCAGCAGAGAATGTCATACGAGTAACCAGTATTGGATACATATTTTGTTTACGGTCTATAACAACTGCTACATCACCGGCTTCTATTGATGGATCACCACGATGTGTAACATTAAGTTTTCTGAACCGCAATCCAATTAACGCTGTACCTAACCAGTTAAGAATTGTGTTAACATTGGAAGATGTGATGAATGGATTTTCATCTAATTCCAAAACATATCCAGATGTACCGACCAAATCGGATTGTGTTATGTTGCCCTCTTCATCTTTTAAATTCGCAATTACACCCGTGATAACTACATCATCGACACTCATTGTTTGAGAATTTAATCCCCAAATAAAATGAATGTCCTCATAATCAGCAAATGTGCCACTGTCTATTACATCACCAACACTCCACGGATTAAAGGAACCACCATCCGCAGTATCACCGCTCTGATAAGACGTTGCATTGTTTATTAACCAACCTGTATCGGATCTGTGAGCGTACATAACACCAACAGCAGGCGTAAATGCCGTAGATACACCGTTTTCAACAATACTACTTGTTCCCAGATAGGAACTTATAGACGGAACCTGTATAACATTAATATAAACATAACCGTCACTCACTAAGAAAATTTCATACTGGATCACAGTGGTAGAAGAAGACGATGTGCGTGTGTTACCGCTAAAATAAATTTTGATTGCCGACCAGTCATCCTTTGCTATCAGCTGATAACGAATGTTGCCAGATCTTCCATTTCTCGTAAATATATTAATGTCCCTAATGGTCGTATGTCCGTGATCAGTCGGTTCTTCATTGCCAAAATAAATACAACTGTCAGAATCTATAAATATCTTCTCGCTTACTACGCCATTCCATTCAAATTCGATCTCATTTTCTATGCTAAACCACGCATCATCCACATTCGAATTTGGCAGAAGTGTCATCCCAGTCGTTGTGTTAAGATACGGCCTTACCCTGTCTACACCGGATCGACCACCATCAAAATAACCACCGTCAAGACCTTCGTGAAGTTCATCCAATGCGGTTGTATCAAACCACTTTAATTCCAACTCACCGGCAGGATTACATTTTACATAGCATCCCGCTACCGTTGCTACATAAGACAGCACTTCCCGGAACGTAGTGGAGTCTTTATCTGGAGCATTTGCGGCAGAAAGTTGATATGTTCTGTGCGGAAAAGTTAAAGAAGAATTTGCAAGCGCAACACCGCACTTACTACACGCATCCTGTACGATAGACAGTAATGTTGGGCTACTGGCATAATTTATGGAACTACTAGAATACGGTCTATCAAATTGTGCCATGTTATCCAAAAGAGTAAGTCGGATTGTAGCACCGTTATATTCTGCTTCATCTACCGTATAAACACCGATTGCAAGATTAGTTGTTCGACTTTCGGAAAGTTGTAAGACAAGATTAATTGTGACTTTTGCATTTGCAAAGTCGTACATGGAAAAGTCATCATCAATGTTGTTAAGAATTAACGTAGCAGAACCAATAACTACTCCACCCAAAGCTGTAAAACTGTCATCTTCAGACACAGCTTCTTCGTAAGAAAATCCACCAGTCCAGATTTGATTATTTGTGACACCACTTAATAATGTACCGTCCTCAAACTCAAAATCAGACGATACTATATAATGTGCTTCGTCATCATAAATTTTATTTCTAAATTCTACTGGTATTGTTTTCATAACTGCCTCAAATCCTGATGAACTGGAGAGTAATATCTCTCCACGTGTTCGTTTGGTTATTTAAGTTATTAGCCTTGCCACTTCTCTTACCAACATAAAAATCGTTGATTAAAATCTGCTCTGGAAATCTAGGATCAACATATGTCAATTTAATCTTTGTTTTCCCATTTACAAGATTTAACAATGCCGCTGTTTCTGCCCATCCCAACTTTTTCCATGTACATGTGTAATAGTCTTTGACATCGATTACATCTTTATGCATTACGCCATCCAGTGTTCTTCCTGACCGCTCAGATGATAAATCTTCGATATCAAATCCATACTCAGATGGGGTAGGTATAGCTACCCCATTGATTTTAAAAGGTTGTGAAATCATATTTTCACCTCTTACTTAATTTTACTATAACGTCTATCTAAAATCAAGTTTCCATTGTTTACATGGCGAGCCAGTTGTTCATCGCCAACATACCAACCGAGGTTCATATACTCATTAAACATTTCTACCAGTAGGGGTCGTAAATCTTCCACAGTTAATTGATTAGCTGTAAGATTTTCCAGAAGTCCCTTTACACTAGAAACATCTTCCGAAGATGCACCATAAGCGGTTGCATATGCCGGTACTACCTTACCTTGTGCAACTGCCGGTACAGATGCGCTAATATTTCCAAGTCCTGCAAATACAGAAGCCATGCTATCAAACTTAGAAATAATCGTATCCGAAAACTGTGTAAGAACATCATCCAGTTTATCAATCCAATCATTGATGGATGTATCGAGCGCAACTGTGGGACTGTTCTTTTCGGCTTCATCTACCATTGCATCTGTCATATCTGTAACAGCATTTACAGCATTGTCCTGATTATCTGCAATGCCTTCGCCCATACCTTCTGTGATCATCTCACCGACATAAGCAAACTTACGTGATGGAGAATGAATACCTAATGCACGGCAAGCGGAATTGTACATTCGAACAGCGGTATTCCACGCTAAAACTTCCAACCAAGACGAATGGGCAAATAACCCATTGTAAATACCAACAGCAATGTTATAGCCAACATTCCACCAATTTAATTTATTGGCTGAGTTGTACATTGATGCTATAACACCGTTACTTGCAGACTCTGCTTTACCTTTGTTATTGGTAATACCAGTTGATAAGGAGTCCATTAAATCTCGTCCAAGATTTGTAAACTGTGTCTTTGTCCGTTCTATAGTAGACATCATTTCAGATATAATAGTCTGTACTAGAGTTACAAGTTTTGACTTTTGTTGTTCAAGTCCAATGAATAATCCTTGAGCCAAATATCCTCCAAGTTTTTGTGTAACTCTGGACGGAGAATGCATTTGTCCCTCTTCTTCCATACCATCTATTGATGCACTGACAATTTTCTCACCGGCTTTTTTTGACTCTCCAGTTTTGGATTCCAAAGTTTTTGTATATCCATCACCGATGTTTGTCGCACCCGTTTTTGCATTTTCTTCACCTGTCTTCGCAATTTCCATGATTGATTGTGCTACTTTACCAAACTCTTTTCGTGTATTTGCATCAGCAGTTATTCCTGCTGTAGCTATAGCAGTTGCAAGTTCCTGTGAAGATATGCCAGTTTTTTCAAACGCCTTTTGAACTTTTGCCATGTTCTTTTCAGTTGGATTTGCATCATATTCGTTTAACGTTTTTTGAAGTTCTTGCGTTTGTTCATCTGACAGTGAACCACTATCTCCTAGTGCCTTAATTGCACCAGACATAAGAGCAAGTTTTAATCCGGTTGTCCAACTCACGTTGTCAAATAGTCCAAACACATCCTGTAAATCAGATGTTTGTTGACTTGATGTATCCGCACTATTACCCATCTGCTGAATGTAAGATGTTAAGACACCCAAATCATCCGATGTAAATGCTCCAGAATCAATCATAGATTGTAAAGCAGATTTTAATGAGTCAGAACTAATCCCGGCTTTATTTAAACTACCCTCAACCTGTCCCATAGTTTCTATAAATTTTTTACCATCATTAGAAGCTACCTGTGAAATCGGATTAAGTAATCCTAATAACTCCACATATGTTATTCCTGCTTCATCTGCTGTACTAGATAACGCATCCCCTAATCCATACCAAATATCAGTTGTATTAATATATGTATCTTGAGATTCGCTTATTTTTTTGTCGTTTGCTTCCCAAACAGCAATAAATGCCCCTAACCCGGCTACGGTTTTTCCAAGTGCCATAGCTAATCCACCAACAGCACCTCCACCACCGCCAACTAAAGCAGTAGTAGCATTCTTAGCCGGTAAAACAAGTTTTTCAAGATTTGTAGCAAATGTAGCAATTAAATTAACAGCGGAACTAACTAAGTTAAACGCAAGTAAACTTCCCGCACAAATACCTAATGCGGTTCCAATCGCTTCTAATACGTCTGGTGGCACTGTTCGTATTGCGTCTGCTATCTTTTGTAATGCCGGGCCGAGAGCCACAAGAAAATCTGTTCCAATATCAACTAGTGCTTCAAATACAGCAATAAATCCGACACCAAACCCCTCTATTGCAGGAGCAAGTGCATCTACTACTGCTTTAACACCATCCGCTATGGTCTGAAAATCTATAAGACTAGCGGCTCTATTAATAGAACTTTGCAATTTATCAATCGCAGTTGTAAAAGGACTTTCAATATTATCAGTGTTAAATATTCCCTTGAAAGTTTCAATGGCGGCATTAATAGCTGACCAAACTACCTCGCCTATATTATTAAGAAGTGTTGCCCACGGAATATCTTTTATAAGCTGTGATAACTTAGCACCAAAATCATACCAATGAACTTCGGATAAAAATGATATAAGTGTATCATGAAAACCGTGTATGAATGTCAATATTCCTGCGGCTAATCTTTGCGGACTAAATCTCTGTAAAAAGCTGTTCAATCCAGTCGCAAGTGATACACCAAACTGTCCCCAATTAAATTTTTCACCAAAAGTAGCTAAAACTGTGAAAGCCGTTTCCAGTGTTGTATACAGCGTGTCACCGAGTACAGCAAAATTCTCTGGTGTGAGTAACGAGTTAAGAAATAATGCTAAACTAGACCCAAAATTAGCCGCCGCAGAAAATATTGATTGGCGTAATGACTCTGACCCAAACAGTGATCTAAACGCCTCGCCTATTCCCATACCCAGTTCAAGTACAGTACGTTTAATAAGAGGCCAGTCTAAATTGTCCAATGCCCCAATAACTAAATCCGATATCGCCTTCCCTAAATTTGACCACTCAAAATTTGATATAAATGACTCCACAAATGTAAATGCGGAATTGATTGCCTGTGCAATAGTTGTACCTATAGAAGAAAACAATCCGGGAGTGGATAAAAATCCATTGAAAAACGTAGCTATACTTTTTGCAATGAGATATAACTTATCCTTAATATCTTGCCATGGTATGTTATCAAGGGCAGTTTTTAACTTTTCCCCTAACATTCTTCCGATGTCTGTGAAATCTGCTTTCGCCCATGCCGCTTTAAAGTCAGCGGCAAATTTACTTATAGCATCACCGATTGGAACCGTTGAAAAAGCAGACACTGGAGTAGTTGTCGTAGCCGGTGATGTGGATGTATCTTCATCATTACGGTCATGTAAAATTACAAGATCATCAAAATGGGTGATTTCCCTATTTAATTCCTTCTGTGCTTTTGTTTGTTGTTTAGTAGCACTCGTTTGTTTTTTAGTGTTAGCAGTTGACCCCGCTACAGAAGATGCATAGTCTTTTTGTACTGAACCGGCACTAACATATTCTTTTCCTGTCAGTGCCGCTATAAATTGTCCAATTTTGGCAACCGCTTCCGCCATTAAATTTATAAACGTTGTCACAGCAGGAGCAACCGTTTCAATTATTGGGGCAAACGCCGATGCAAAAGAATTGCGCAATAAATTCAACGATGTCATTATACTTGACATGGCATCATTGAATGGTTGGTTTACCTGTGCTAATTCTTCAAATCCCTTAAATAATGCCGTTCTTAACTTACGAATTAAGGCATAAACAGACCTTACGCCAAAACCAATACGGATAGCATTTTTTAATCCTTTAGAGATAGTTTTTTGTAGATTTCCAATCTGTTTGCTTATACCTGACGAGTCTAGTCCGGCTTTTAAAATGATATCACCATCTACAGGCATGATTAACCTCCTGTATTTGTGTTCCACATATCCTTTACTAAATTATCCAGTTCATTTTGCTCAACCGTTTTACTGTTCCATGTAAAGTATTGTGGATTATTTAATTTATATTGTCGTTCGTGCTTTTCTAATTTTTTACCCCGCACCATTTTATCACGAATGCTTATAATGGTAGAAATTGGAGACTCACCGATAGCTGTAAAGTATCCCATGAACGTCCACCAGTGAATATACTTTTCAGCACGAATTTCTTTGTCTGCCACCTTATTTATAGCAGAACAGATTAGTTGTTCATCTTGTACCCAATCAATCAATTTTGGGCTAGGTCTATCATTTACAGAGTCACTACCGCAATTAAAAAAATTGTACATCTCTTTAACTAGAGACTCCAATAGTTCATCTGTAATAGTCAGGTTTAGGAAATCTGGATAAAAAATGATGAGGGCTGCGAGTAATCTCTCCCGAGCCGTCAGTTCCGCATCTCCTAATGCTTGGAAACAATCTAGGATCACTCTATAGTCCCCATCATTTCTAATTCCATATTCCACACCATTAATTTTAACTGATGTTGGAATTGTATACATGATTTATCCTATATATTTAGATGTATGCTTTTTAACCCTCGCTGAAATCTGGTTCAGTTCTGTAGAAACATCTGTTTCATACAGATTGGAAAGAAGTTCTATGATATGTTCGAACCGGAATTTGCCATTAATCGGATCGTACATTGACCCATGCGGTGCGCAAACTTCAGACACGTTAGAGTCAAAAATGTAATCCACAAGTTCTCTCATCCTTGTATCTGCCTCTGTCAACGCATTAATCAGTTGTGCAGTAGCTTCATCCGTGATAAGATCATAGTTCTCTTCATCCACTTCGATTTCTGGAATTTGCTTAAAAGCATTATTTGCGAGAGAAACGAGTTGTGGATATGCTTCTTTCAATCTTGCCAGAATATTTAAGTCGGATGTATTCAACTCCAATATTCTGTTATCATCGTGGTCAATCCTAATTCGTTTCCTGCGTATAACATCTAAACTGAGATCCTGTATACCATCTGGACTAGATTTTGTCTTTCCCATTAATAGTTCCTCCTTGTAAAGTAGTTAATTATTAATCCGGTGTGAACTCAAAATCATCGGACAGCTTATCAACTGTACCAGTAGTAATCTTATTACTGAAATACACACTGATCGGGAAGTTTACGTTTGCATCGCCACCAATGCTATTGTAAGTGATTGTACAACCTTCGTGTTTCTCTGTTGCATAGCCGTTTGTAGAATCGCCAACAAATGCTGTAATGATGTACAGTGTAAACTGGCTCAGTTCAGACAGAGCATTTCTACGTCTGATATCATTCAGCTTTGCACCGAGTTTGGAACCACCAAGGACAAGATACGGATCAAAGTCCTGTTGCGGCTGAGTTCTGTTAAGGTCGGTATAGTTGATACCAAGAATATCTGTAGTAGTCTCAATGTCCGGGTTGTAATCAATGCTAGAGTCCTCAGTACGAGTACCAAGAATTTCTCTCTGCGTAGTGCTAGTGCCAGTTCCACTTTCTGTCCACTCTGCTACTGTAATTAAAAGTTTTCTTTCGGCTCTCTGACCAGTTGCAAGATTAAATTGCTGAACTGCCATCGTAATTACCTCCACACTTTCTTGCTGATATCCAAATAAGGAATTTCTATTGTGATACTGTATATAGCTAACGGAGGAGACACTTGATCATCAATCCCATCAAAACTAGGGTTGTCTGTCAAAGTGTCTATATCATCAATGATACAATCTGCTCCGAAGTCCGGGTAGTTGTGTAACTCTTTCTGTTCTTTTATCCAATCTATCAATGCTTGAATGTCAGACATATCTGACATATTCTCATTGGGATACCCACCAACTTTAACAACCGCAATATCTGCCGCAGATTTGTATAAGATAATCGTAAATGAATAAATCTTTAGCACGCTTCCGTCAACATATCGTCTACTTGCATATCTATCACTAACCTGTGTGATAAATTGGTTTGTATCATCCTCAACATTGATAAAATTGAAGTACAGAGGACTGTTTTGAATTGTTGGGCATTGGATTATATAGTCTACAACTGCCTGATTTTTATCTACACTCATGTATTTAGCCCTCGTTCCTTACACTCGCGCTTCAAATATCGTGTTATTTCAATATTTGCCTTTGCTTTCCAACGCCTATCCTTATTAAATAATCTGTCCCAATGATGTCCTGTACCCGGTGTGGTGTATCCAAACGGCCATCCCATCCACTCATTTGCAGGATCATACGGTTGTGTTTTTCTTCCCGTTGGATGTTTTTTTACTCCAGGTTTGGAATACCAACCAACTATTCTGCCGCCTCTTATAATAGGATAGTTTTTACCATAAATTTCACCTTCGTATTGATAAATTCCATAGGCTAATCCGTGTCCCCAAGAAATAGACTCGTATGTAGCAACTGCCGATCTTCTCAATGCGCCGTGATGTTTTGGAACAAAATGATTTATATAGTCTTTAAGTATCTCATTGGCTTGTTTTTGAACACGTTTATCATTCAACATCTTCAATAATTTTTGCTGTTTAGTCGTTTTAAATTCCGAAACATCTATATCAATAACAGATGTGAATGATGTAGCCATATTCAAATACCTTTCACATAATAATGTTCGTTACCACGTCCACCTCCGGTATTATCTGCCCATTCTTGTATTTCCAAACAACCTTGCAATGCTTTATATTTTTTCTTTAAATCAGTTGATCGTTTACCAGAAACATATTCATTAATCTCATCCGTAACTTCTCCCCTTACGATGATATCACCCTGACTTAAAGTAAAGTATTGAGACATTTTATCATTTGGAATTGCAATCCAATCTGCTTTCTCTCTAAAGAAATCATCTTTTCGAATACGACAAATAATATCTTTGGTTTCTAATACAGTATTGCCGACAACAACCTTATCACCTGTATACTTCCAGAATGCTCCATCAATAGTGTGGCGATACCAAGTAACTAGATTAGTCAGCTTGTCTTCATACCGATTATATACAGTTATTGTGGTATTCCACCATTGCGGATAATTATTCATTTGGATATAGACCCCTGTATAACAGATTTTGACCAAGTGAATTATAGATTCCTGTTAGATACATTCTAACCGTAGTCTGTAATTCAGTTCCCATAGCATCCACAGCTTCTTTCGCAGATAGTGTATTATAAGTGGTAGATACACCATCATTTGATTCACTTGCAATACCGGCTCTTACACTGGTATTAGATTCTGATGGTGTTGCATCCACAATCATTGCTTGTTGCTTTTCGGCAATCAATGATATCAATTTATACATACATCGTGTAACTGCTTCGGAATACTCAGTTTCTCTATGTAGCCGGTTAAATGTCCACCAGTCTATTACGGCTCTTGCTTCAAACTCCAGTTGGTTAAAGGTGGTTTCATCTAATGTGCCACCATATTCCTCATACTGATCATATGTCAGATACATTATAATCCACCACCTTTATCCTAAATATTAGCCAAGAGAGATAATTCTGGCAATCGGAATAGCTTTGATGTCGATGTACTGCTTATTGGAAGCACCACCCGTATTAACCAGTTCCCAGTTTGCTCCGTTTGCAAGTTCTGCATTAGTCGGAGACAGTGTAGCCATAACAGCTTTGGTAAAGCTAATACCATAAGGCGCCCAACATTTTCTCTGTCTGTTATACAGAGTATCCTGACCACCGTTGGTCTTCGGATCACGGCTCATTTCTGCCGGAACCTTCGCACCGCAGTTGGTGTACTCAATAGAACCATCACCAAGTACAAATGTGGTATAAGATGTATCAACAACAGGGGCAGTAGTTGTAGCTACAGCAGTCTTACCACTGGTAGTTGTAGCTGTCACACCGGGAGCGCCTGTTCCATAATGACCAGACTTTTCAGTAAATGTGAGTGTTCCAGAAGATGCGCTAACAGTATACTCATCGCCGTCATATGCACTAGCGAATGCAGTTGCAATAGCACTAGCAGAAGTGCTGCCAGATACCACAGTATATTCGACACCTGCAATAGTGAGTGTGTCATTTGCAGCCCATGTACCAGTCAGAGTAACTGTATAAACACCGGCAGTTGTTTCAACTTTTGCGGTCGGCATACTATCGTCAATCAGTACAAGTCTACCATTCAGTGTAGCCATACCAGTTTCACGTTCCATACCGTTCGCATCGTTATATTTAAGATAAACAAGGATCTTCATGTTCTCAAGGTTAGTAGCAACCTTAGAATGCATAATTGCAAGAGAGAACGCTCCTTTATGATCTCCGCAAGCCTTCTGAATAGCGGTATTAAGTGTGGTGCCGTCCATAACACCAGTCTTGCCTTCGCTATTCTGGATTGCTCTGATATCATGAGTATGTGTATCGGCAAACTTAGCACCTTCTACATCGGACATAGAGAAGATACCGGAAAGAATTGCTACAAGAATATCCTGATCAATTTCATCCCAATATTCTGCTACTTGCTGTGCTACATTCTCCATGAAATCAACTCCACCTGTGATGTCATAGGAGAAGTCTTTCTCAGTCCACGCTTGCGCTCTACCTACAACTACTCTAGAATGACTATAAGTCTGTGTGGTCTGAGATGTAATATTCGTAACACCATCATAGTTGACCGGGACAGAACCACGAATCAGTCCTTTCAGTGGAGTAGTAAGATAGTTACCACCGACCTGATCTGCCATTGCAGTTGCTAAATCCTGTCTAGATACAACTGCTCTAGATTTAAGCAGTTCATTCAGTTTCAGATTCGGTACTCTATCAACGTATCGTTGAAATACTTCGCCGTTAAAAATTTTGCTATCAAACTGCGGCATGTTTTATACCTCCATATTATATATCAAATGTCGCATCCGGATTTTCGTTTTTCATTCTCATCATTTCGGAGAGTGACAGTTTTCCGGGTTTCGGTTGATTTGTTCCTGCGGCAAATTGCGGTTTCGGATCAGCAGGAGGAGTCGCTTTTACAAAAGCATCATCATTATCTTTACTGTATATCTGTACAAAATCCTCTGCCCCGATTATCTTGCCGTCTTCAAACTGGAGATTTTTTGCTAACATCGCATTGGTAAAATCCCTTTTTGCGGCTTTACTTGTAAAAGATTTACTGTTAGCAAACTCTTTTACTGCAAATTCGTATGCTTGCCGTGCTAATTGTGCTTGATAATCTTTAGTTTCTTTTTCATACTGCTTTTGCAAATCCGCCAAATTTTTAGATGCCTGTTTCAGTGCTTCTAAATCTCCTGCGTCTTTTAATGTCTGTTGGAGAGTTGCTAAATCCTTATCCCGTGTGGAAATGGTAGTTGTTAAATCAGTAATACGAGTTTCCTTTTGGGCAAGTTCATCGTCGTATTTCTGTTTAGAAACATACTTACCTTCCGTCAGGTCAACAAATTTTGCGTCTCCCATCGCCGCTTGAAATTGCTCCCATGTAAGAGTGCCATTTTCTGATTTGTCAAAAAGTTCTTTTACCGTCATGTTACAATCTCCTTTACATTCATTTATATCTGCTTAACTTGTAAATCCGCAGTCGCAGTTCTGCGTTTAGAATGTGCATGGGTTTAAATGTCTTCATGCTAGACTTACAATAATGTGGGCATATAGAAACCATATACCCACATTACCAAGGAGGACTAAGAATGAAAAAAGACTTCACCTAATCCATACATACATTATATAACAGTTTTTACTACATGTAAATAGTTTCCATAAATTTTATGTTAATTTTTTATATTTTTCTGTATCCCGTGACAGCGGCACGATCTTTATGAATTGATAATCCACACTGTTTGCTAAATTTATAGTATTCTTTTGTATATCGAATTACTTTTTGCTGCGATATCTTTGCCCGTTCAATGTCCCTGGACTGTTGAAACACCATCTGTTCATCCTTGGCATACCGTATTTTAGTTTCCATTTGTCTCTGAATTTGAGTACATTCATATAGTGTTATATGTTTTCCATCTGGTAAAACAAATCCCTTATGATTATCGTCAATAAATTGCTGTAGTTCTTCTGGAGAATATAACGGTTTTGTAACACCAACAAAAATACTTCTTGCAACGTGTCTGCAATTCCACATTCCAATAACACGTTCTACACCTGTAAATCTTTGTCCATTTATATCTGTAAAATCTTCACTGTTTTGTAGTTTTTCCCACTCTTCATTTGTGAATTGATGTCCTTGAAACGGTTCGTGATCTAGCGCACAATTAATATGTACACTTAATTCTTTACCGTCCGCTCCAAGTTCTGCACCAATCATATCTTCGGTTGCTTGCTGTATAGCACGAATGCCTTCTAAAATATTTCTTCTTACTGCTGTATCCAGTCTTTGAGTATAACCGCTGTCCCACGATAATCTACGAATGCCGCTGTCTGCTAACTGTTTTAAAGTTCTTCGCATAGCCGTTCTATAGTCTACAACACCGCTTGCGCTTGCTTGAATTGCTTCGTCAATTACAGATTGATATGTATTGTCTATAGTTTGAAATCTTAACACTCCGGGATGCTGTAAATCACGAATTAAAAATCCAGTTGCTCTTGAGTGGGAAAGATTTTCGTATGTCCCGGCAGTTCTATCACCAACAATTTTAACCATATTCTGCAATCTTGTATTCTTTTCATAGGGAATAAACGATTTGTGTCTGTAATCATATAATGGTTTTGCATCAAGATTTGTTTTAACCGCTACCGTTTTTATTGTAGATTTTATCTCTCTTACTTGCACACCAGACAATCGTGCTAATTCTGCATTCATTTCCCGAATGTCAGTACCATACTCTACAAGTAATTTTAGGCGATTGATTTCAGAGGGAGATATGGTGCCTATCTCCCTCACACTTTGCGCTATCTTAGTAATAACATAGGTATTTATTGCTTCTTGTCTATTTACTATTGGTTGTACTAATTTATCAAGTGTGCTTTCACTTAACATTACTGCTCACCTTCTGGTGTTACTTCTTCTTCCGGTTCTACAATAACTTCCGGTTCTGGCACGGGTGTCATATCCGGGAACGCACCCCGGCTGTCTCGCCGAACCTGTCTGCCTGCTGCTGTGGTGAGAGTGACAGACCACATGGCGCGGTTTCCTGCGTTGAGGAAAGCACTGACACGGCTGTAAAATTCAGCCTGTGCGACTTCGAGGGCTCTAGCTTCGTCACCGTTGGGGTTTTCTTCTGTGGCGTTATAGTTGCGGCTGTCGTACTGTTTCGGGTATCCGTCTACAGTGGAGAATACTCCTTCGGGATGACTGGAACTCACGACAACCTGTTTTGCATCTACTATGAATATGTTTCGCATGGTATGCTCCTTTCTAATGCGTCCAGAATTTTACTTCTGCGCTGTCTGCATCTGAATATATGTTATTGATGCCTTTTAGAGTTTTGATTTGGGCTGGGGTGAGAGAATAGTGGATTGGTTCTTTGATCATATACACAATCGTAAGCGGAGTACCATTATCATACTGGTCTTTGCAAAACTGTTTCCATCCGCTTTGGTCATATATGTTCCCATCAAAAGTACAGCTTCGTTCATTGTACATTACTCCGATTTTCCCACGACCATATGGCGCATATGGGTAGTGTGAACAATATCCTTTGTAAGGCCATGCCGCTACTAATGATGGGTTTGCTATAATCCACGAGCCTGTAGTATAGAATGTTTCGTCACCCGTAAATGTATAGCCAGTGCACTCAGCCACCAACTCCCCACTCACCAAGTCCACATACCCACCATAAAATGTGCCTTGCTGTGTCCATGAGATGGGGAAGGTTGAAGCGGTGTAGGGATGATACTGCGTGTCGGTTGATGGGTAATTGATTGAAATACGATCGTATCTTGTACCGCCCTGCATTTTTATTAGCATATAGCTTGTACCGTCAAGCGTTTTGAATACCTTGTTTGCGGTATTATTACCACTCCCAATATCAATAGGTCTCATTCTTCCTATGAAGTTTTTATCAAAATCATAAGCATATGCCCATAATCCACCACCGCCAACAACATCTGCAAAACTTGCGTAATAATTGGTATTTTGTTTTACTGGAATATAATTTGCTGACCGCACCTGACTTGCAGATATTTTTTCCCCCGTAGTATCATCAATGCCGCCATTTTCCATTTCTCCATCCCAAATATTAACGCCTGACCGATAAATCGTCACCCCATCCCATCCGCTTATAGGTCTGATGTTCGTAGGCGAAGGATCACCACTCCCAGACTGTTTCGGCAGGAAATTTATCTTGCATCCCTTCAGCGGTGCAATCATGTCGGTTTTGAAATTCGCCACACCGCCCGATGCTGTCTCGATGTGAGGTGTATTCAGCAAAATTCGCCGCCTTGCGTCCATTACGTTGCCCATCGGGAATCACCGCCCTTCCTGCTTCCACAGTAAAACGAACACCAACAACACGGAAGTCCTGTTACACCGCATATATACATCACGCTTGCCATGACATCACCGCCCCATATCCGTCTGCAAAGGACATTTCATACACTGTGTCTGCCTCAAGTGCCGTATAATCAAACCACTCAGGCATTGTAAACGTCTGCCCGCTCGCCGCATTCACTGTCAGCACCGTAGGCGTTGAGCCGCTCTCGAACTGAATATCCACGCACCCACTCGCCGGGAGGTTGACTGTCAGGATTGATACCTCTCCACAGATGTACCGCAGACCGGGGAGGGCGTTGATTGTGGGTGTTGTGCCGGTAACTGTGATTGAGCCGGAGAGCATTTCGTGGATTTTGCTTTTGGCATCTTCGGTGTAGTTGCCGACTGTGTTTGAGGATGCTGACTGAGTTGCGTCTCCTGCGGCTTTTGCGAGACCGTAGAAAGCAGAGTTGTGCTGATACCCGGAAGTTATTGGTTTAAACGAATCAATACCCGGTTTTATTTGGGTGAGGGTTGCGTAATCCGTAAATATTGATTTATCATTGGCGTTCTGTGCTATACCTCTTCCCAACTTAAGTGCAACAAGACCGAAATTCCCCGGATCATCACCAGATGCCGGGAGCATAGCAACAGGAATATCTCCCCACTCGGTGTCATAATCCGTGCCGCTTGACTTCTTAAGCACCTGCCCTGTCGTGCCGCCTGTGGGCACGCCTTCACCCGGTGAGCCGTTCGGAACATCAAAGCTGATTCCCCCCGGATGGTCTGCATCCGTGATGGTTACCCGATGACCGCCTGTGATATCTTCAACCGTGATGGTTGGTGATACGCCGGGGATGCCTTGGATACCCTGTGCGCCAGTGTCTCCTTTTGCTCCTGTGTCTCCTTTCGCTCCGGTATCGCCTTTATCGCCTTTGTCTCCTTTATCGCCCTTTGCTCCGGTGGCTCCAGTTGCTCCGGGATCACCTTTGTCACCCTTATCTCCTTTTTCACCTGCCGGGATACCAAGCGAAAGAGTATTTGTGTCTCCATCCCAATCAGCAGTTGCGGAAGAACCGGAAGTAAGAGTATCTGCTTCAACATTCATATTCTGGATGCTTTCAGCGTACCTTTGTGCGTCTTGTGCGGAAGTCTGGGCTGTGTTTGCTGACTGAGAAGCCGCACCTGCCGACTGAGAGGCGGATGTCGCTGACTGTGATGCGTTTGTTGCCGACTGACCTGCATTTGTCGCTGACTGAGCCGCATTCCCCTCTGCCTCTTCAGCCCCTTCCTTATACCCCTTCGCCTCTTCCGCACTGTCCGCCGCATCCGAAGCCGATGCCTCTGCCGATTCTGCATCCTGCCCTGTCTGGGTGACTGCGGAGTTGAGCGCCGCAATAGCCTGTGTGATGGCATCCTGCTGTACAGGTGTTGGTTCTGTTTCTGTGGGTTCTGGTCTAGGTACAACCGGCATCTTTATTCTATACCGTGTTTCACCGTCCGTTTCAGTATCGTGTAATACGATAAACGCATATACTGGTTCACCACTTACTACATACTCATCTGGTATTGCTACACTACCATCTGCATAAATTTGTGGTTTTGAGTATCCGGTTTTTTCGTGATTTGAAAAATGAACTTCAAATGTTGGTGGTAAATCTAATCCTTCTATCTGTAAAATTTGTCCCCAATCGTGTTGCCACAATTTTGGTACAATTACAGTTCTTCCACCGTTTGTAAATCGTGCTACAGCTATATGATTGCTCTCACTCATATAACATCACTCCTTTACTTGCGATCAAACTGTGCTGATTGCATCATCAAATCTGATTCCTGTGCTTGTCTGTTTTCCTCGTCTATTTTTGCTAATGCTTCTCTTGCCTGTGCTTCTGTTTCACCGAAGTACCACATACGATTTTCAAGTTTAGATGTAAGACCATTCTGCATCAATGTGAGACGCTTATTTATTTCCTCATCAATATCAACAATAATACTATCGTCCCACTCGAAATTAACTTCATATTCACCTTCCGGGGTAATCTCATACAATGTTGCATAAACGTTCATTACATAAATAACATCTCGTACAGCATCTTCAATAGCTCGCTGAATGTCTGCGTTTGTCTGATAAGAACGTTGTCTGAGGATTTTTAATTCTGTAGCAGTTCTTGCTACATCTGCACTATCAGACAGTGTACCCCTACTTATACCACACACATCTTCTATGCGCATGAGTACGGTGTTAAGACCTTGAATATAATTTGTGTCTCTAAGCGCCGGTGTAAACGGATTATAAGTATCGGAGTCAGAACCTAAGTCAACTTTTCTAAACAGTCGTTGCTGTAAATGATTTGACTTAGAATGAATGTTTCCCTGATCATCTAGTTCTGGACGTAGTGCATCACGGTCAATGTCAATCGCCATCTCACCGGCTTCATATTCCCAAAGCAGTCTGCTGTATTGCATATCCGCATCACGAATAAGATTTACTGCTCTACTAAATCCAGATACGCCTAATGGACTGCTAGGATCAACCGTATTTGCTTCCGGCATTCTAAAATAACCAAACAACGGTTTTGTTACATTTTTAATCGTTGCTTTCGGCTCCAATTCTTTCCATTCCGGTACTTCAGACAGTTGGATTTCCTCGCCTAAATCTGCGTTGTCTGTATCTCCTGTACTTCTCACATTATTTGAGCGGTATGCTTTATTAATGACTGTGACAACATTATTTTCCCATTTATGATATTCCAGTCTACGGTAGATTTGATTTTTCTCTACTTTAGATTGTACAAATGCCGCCTCTGTAATTCGTCCAGAAGCATCAAAAGCAAGTGGATAAAAAGCGTCCGCCTGTATAAAATCAAATTCTATTTCGACTGTAGGTGTCAAGTCAGAGTCAACACCCTCACTATTACTCGCTTTATTAGTTACTATATAAGGTTTTATAACTAATCCGCCTTTAGCAATTCCATACTCTATTTGCTTTCTTAACTGTTTTTTCAGCTTCTTATACTGACGCTCTAAATACTCTGCTCTGGATGTATCACCAACTGGACGCTCTTCCATAATTGTTTCCGGTGCAGTTGGTTGTGGAATTGGAACTTGTTCCCCGTCTGCCCCAATCGTAAATTGCTGTTCGCCCGGATAATCTGGATTTGGAACTTCTACCTCTTCCACGGGCGCTGTTATCTCTGACTCCAATTCCAGTAATGCGGTTCTTGCTTTTTCACTTGCAATCATAGCAGGAAGTCCAAGAGATGCTACTAATGTTGGATCGTTATCGTCCGGCTCATGTAACCACGGTGCTTTATTCAGATATAAATTTGTCCATGTTTGAATTGCTGTTTCCATTTTAGGTGAAATAGCATAGGACACGTGTAGTTCATTTTGGATTGTTCTACTTCCTATCATGCCACGTATTAACTCCCTCAACTTTGATATAATACTTGACCATTTCATTTATTGTTCCTCATTCATTACAGACATGCTTTACTCTTTATATGTATTATAACACATAATTCATATTTGTACATGCTTTTATCTTCTTCTAGGACGTTTTTTATAATCTCCCGCTGTAAATCCCATAGCTTCTGCCTGTCGTAATGCATCTTTATAAGATATTGCAGAAAATGTATGGATTCCTAAAATTGGATTAGAAAACGTATAAGTATCGGATCTAGATCCCTCAAATTCTCTCTCAGTTCCCCAATCTTTTGGTGTAAGTTCCCGTCTCTGTCCTGCATCATCATTTCCGTAATATCCAGTGCCGTTAGGATTAGCACTAGGATATTTACCCATATAGACTTTCTTCTTATTTACACTATCCCAACCATATGCATATTTTGCCATTATATAGCCACCTTAGAATTGATTAATCTCTTAAATACAATATTGCCGGGTAACTCTTTGGATAAATCTTTTCCATATAACAGAATTGTTTCCGGTTCTAGTTTATCCATAACTCTTTCCCAATTTGCTTTCAACGCTTTGAAGTTTGCCCATCTACCCTCACCCATCGTAGATATTGCTATTGTACTGTGTTTCGGCACACCGTCAAGACACCAATCTAAATCTTCGTCGTTGCCCCAGGTAATTGTAGGAATAACTTTCATTCCGTGTTCTTGCCAATATCTACCACACCACATTTTACGATAAATATTAAACACTTTCAGTGCTTTAGGTATATCCGCATACGGAGAAAAATCAGGAGATAAAACGAACGCAAATTTTGACAGACATTCTGTATATCTATCTGGATATTTCCACACACGTTCAAATTGATAATCATGTAGAAAGAAATGCACTCCTACATTCTCCGGATGTTGTTCTTTTAAAGCATAATTAAATCCTTGTAAAGGTACGTCCGATAAATTATCAATATGTACTGGATACATCGGAGGTATGCCGTATTCCCCTACGCCCTCAAATTGAGCATAAACAAGATTATGAATATTCTGTTCTAATATTCGGGTCTGATGCTTTCCTCCATCGTAATGCATTTAATTGCCCCTTCGATTTGCGTATTTTTCCATTGCATAACGTACAGCGTCTATACTGTGATTATCGGCATCTGGATAAGCTGATATAAAATTACCGTCTTTATCCATTTCATATTCATATTGCGTAAATTCCCTAAATGTATAAGGACACCGACGCTTATCTATATAAATATGTCTTAGTCCCTGCAACCACTTTATACCGTATCTAACACTATCTGGCCCTTTTGCTGCCCCTCTTATAAAAGCACCGTATGCTTTAAAGTCCATTATAGACTTTGGTTCAGCACTATCTGCTATAAGCAACTCATCTTTTCGAATTTTCTTTTCTTCGTTATACAAAGCATCGAATACAGTTTTATTTCGACAATGTGTTGTACGATACTCATCAAATATATACAAATCTAAGTGATTTCTATCGAAATGACATCTTACAAATTGAAACGGGTCTTTTGCAAAACCCCAGTCAAGACCACAATAGATATTAGAAAATGTTTGCCACTTAGGTAATACTGCTATAGTATTTCCATTGGCATCAAATCTAGGAACAGGTTCATTCATGTCCATATCACAAACATTTTGAAATACATCCCCACCAGTACCCGTAGCAATACCCATATATTCATGCATATATGCTTTTGGATTTATTTGTTTTAAATCTTCTGCTTCGTTAATAAATTCGTCGCCGAGCCATTCCGGAGGAACATCCAGATATGTATTTCTTACAACTAATGTGCTGTCTTGTCTATATACTTCACAATCTTCAGTGTATTCATTCGCCCAGTTGTTTTTACTGATAGGTGGATTGAATGTTCTAAAATCCCAGAACTTATCTCCACCACGCATTGTGGACTGCGTAACAGTACGCAACTCGTTTTCACCGGAGAATTGATCTAATTCCTCAAACCATGTTATTCCTATATATCCAAATGGAGGCTTTATAGATTTTACTTTCATAGGATCATCTAATCCCATAAAGTAAATTTTTTGTCCCGTAGGTAAATAAGTGATCGGTGTACTATAAGTTTTTGGTATCTTGAATAGGTGCTCTAGATGGAGTTGATAAATTCCCCAAACAACCTGTGAAAAAATACTATTTTGAATAGTATTTGCAACTTTACGAAAACAAATTGCATGACACATCGGATTCTGCACAATAAGCAGGGGAATATCGATTCCCCCCACAAACGATGATTTTGTACTACCGCGACCACCTGGAAAAACATAATGCGTATGACGATGCTCTAATATATCTTGTAGAACATCATCATACATTGGAATTATACAATCTTTAAGTGAAATTACTGTTGACATATCATAATCCTATAATACACTTCCACGTCTTTGGCCCGCAAATACCATCTGCATCTAATTTGTGAGCATTCTGGTAATTTTTAATCGCCCAAACTGTTTTCGGCCCCGCTTCGCCATCTAACACAAGTGGTTGTCCATCTGAACCGTTGTATCCCTTGCCCTTTAACAGTGTTTGCAAAAGCAAAGCAGATTTTCCAGTTGTGCCGTTTTGCACTGTGGTTGTTTCAAACATGTAATTCGTCTCCTTTTTCACAGGTGTAACTGTTTCTGGTACACTTCCGCCGGATGCAACTATGCTATAATCGGGGATGAAGTATTTTGTATGTTGGGAAAGTTCGTTAATAGAATATACCTTCTCACACACTCCACCACCATTAGCAATTATACCAGATGCACCAGAAGTATTTCCTTCAATCGTTGTTATCGAATATTTAGAAACTTCTTTTACAATTCCTGTATGAGCATATTCGCCACCCTTGTAAAACAGAATAATACTGCCTCGTTTTGGTGTCTTATTACTTGTCATATCTGCAAGAGTAGGACAATAAACAAAAGGCCAGTGCTTCAGTAGTTTTCTAGCGATTTCCAGTCCAAACGCTCTCATAAAACACCACGATACAAAATCCGCACACCACGGTTGCCCCTGATATACAGGATATGTATCTCGCCAATATTTAGTGTAGTTTCTACTTCCTGCATTCAGTGTTTTGCTGTCAAGTTCTGCAAGAGATGCTTTTTCCAGATAACCCTTTTCTGCACTTGCTATATTTAACACTTTAGTTATAGCTTGGTCAGTGGTCATTGAGTTTTTCTCCCTTGTTGCAAACTGTTTATAAAACCGCATTGATGCATCATACCGTTCGTTTTTGATAGTTGCCCCAGTATCTGCTGGTTGCTCAAATCTTATAAGAACCGTATCAGACGCATCTTTTACATCATGTGTGGTTGTCAATATAAGCCACACAGAACGGAAACTCATTTTTAATTCCGTCACTAGATATTCAAGCTGTGTATCTAAATCACCTATAGATTTCCCCCGTGATTTACATAAATCATACAACTTTTCTTTTCTGCTTGGGCTTGTCCATTGCGCAAGTCCATAACCATACTGTTTTCCGGGTAACGGGTGTAAAAAGGAATTTCTGCTAATTGTCCCGTCATCCACAAATGCAGTGTACGTTGCATCTGTATAAATTTTACCCAATTCACGTAAACGCTTTAAACATAGAATTTCTACTTTGTTTGGGATTAGTCCAGACTCACACTGTAAATTTCCCATGAGTCCAGATGCCCCCTCTTGTGTTAACCCAGAATCTACTAAATATTTAAAGATCTTCGCTTCATGCATATGTATCATTCCTCACTGTCTCTTGTCCAGTCAAGTTTTATTTCAATCCGCTGATCTGAGTTTCCTGCTTGTCGGTTTTCTATGTCTATCGTTCTTTTCGCAAGTTCTTGTGCTGCTCGTGTTCGTTCCGATAAAGGAGCCTCTAAGCCAAATTGATCCTTCACTTCTCCGCGCATCACTGCTGTAAAATACGACATTACCTCCTGAGCAGTAGCAACTGTTTCGGGTTTAAGCTCTTCGTTTATCACTCGAACAATCTCCTTTTTTACATTTGGCTGATTTAACATTTTATATGCAGCATTTCTATACGACACGTCATTTTCCAGTTGCAGTCCTGTATCCTTCAGTGCTTGAATTGCTACCCCACACTTAATATAATTAGTAACGAATTTTTGCTCTAATGCTGTGAGGGGCGTGCTCTCAGTAATACTGCCACATCCCGACCCTCTGCCCGGCGCTTGGCGTGGCTTCGGGCGAGACTTCACTTGCTTCTCTTGTTCCCGCATACTGTTTTTTTAACTCCTCCCATGTATCGTTATCGGTGGGAACTTCCCAACCATTTAATTCATACCAGTAATCCCGCAACCACAATACCATCTGTACTTGTGAATAAGTACGAAACAGCTCAACATTATGCCTGTATAACTTATCACCGTCAGTTATGCTCTGCTTTATAACATAACTGGTAATTGTTCTGCCCTTATCCTTGCTATACCATTGCTGTGTGTTTATCAATAATTTGGCGCCATCTCCAGTTGACTGATTTATAGCCGACTGGAGTTTTTTGGCAAGGCGGGCATAACTTGCCATTAACGACGCCTCCGTCGTCTACTCCGTGTTACTCTCCGTTTCCTGGTTACCGTCTGTCGAATTCGTGCCATAATCATTCCCTACTTTCTGTGAAATATTACTACCGTTAATATCTTCCATATCCTGGGATACCGTCGTTTCCTCAACAGGCAAAGAAATGTACCAAAGAAATCCGGCTACAGTTGTTGCCTCAACAGCTACCATAACTAAAAATGCTATAAACCACCTACGGGCACTTGCCTTAAGTTCCTGAAATATTTCTGTTGCCAACGTTGTACCTTCCTTGTCCATGTACATAGGTACCTCCTCTATTAATATATAACACACTATTGGTAACCTGTAAAGTAGACATTTCTGCCTGCCTTGTTTTTCTGTATACACACCCTGTCCATACTGGATTCGTTGTGCCCGGACACTTTCCTTCTTGGTAACGTTTGCATGCCGGGCAAATGCCGTTCAACTGCTGCTCTTTGTTCTCTGCTGTTCCCTCGATTTTATACATATTATTTCCTCATTCTGTAACATATTGTTGATAGTGCATTGTTTCTTGTATAGTTTCCACAACTGCCATTTTATTTCCTCCGGGAATAAAAAATACCCTATTGTGAAAAGTGTACAGCACTTTCGGTCTATTTACTGCCCGGAGGACTTCGTGCCCTATAATATGTTACTTGCGATTATATTGTCCAGTACCCACTTTTCCCGCCAGCCGTATGTCCAGTCTGTATAATCATGCATTGCGTCGCTGTTATCGTTTTCCGGCAACGGTCCAACTGCATAGCCGTGTGCAAGCTTTTGTATCTGACCCCATCCGGGAACAAGTAATGTTTCCCCGCTTACCAGTGCTCTCATTGCTTTCCGCACTTCCTTGATCGTCATATCCTCTTCCTCCCTTTACTGTACATATTTACAAGCCAGTTCTCCATTGCTCTCTGCCACTATTTCCAATGCTTCCTGCCTGTCTGTTACGCCAATACCCTGCTCCCAACTGTCGTCTCTAAAGTATACATACCACATGCTGCTGTTCTCCTGTTTTGAGTGTTTGTAATGTGCCCGCCTATGTCCCGGACGGGCACGGGTATTACTTTAAACTGGAAAATCCTTACCTGTTGCCGTAAGCAAATCCATACCCCTAAAATACTTATCTACTCGCTGTTCCAATTTCTTGATATGTCGCATAATACTGCTTGCCGTTGCCTTGTCCAAATTCCGGTAAACTTTGATATGCCCACCCGTGAATGTACCACAATACATCACATCGTTGTCCAACCTGTTCCCTGCCCAGTCCTTCATCTTATCCTCCTTCTGGGCAGTTTAGCCGCTGCCCGTCGGCTTATATGTTTACACCTGTGCCATCTTCTCTTCCATTATGTCTAAGCACTGCTCGATGTAATCGCACACTTCATTCCATACACGATAATTGGTTGTGAGTTTCTTCACTTCATCAAACAATGTCATCTCAGTCGCTTTTTTAAGTACATCCAGCTTTGTTTCTGTAACGATGACCCACGGTACAAAACTGTTTCCGCCCAGTGTTTCTCTGAAATTCTTAATGCTAGTTCCTTCGCAAGCAACGCTTGTAATATTCTCGTTTCCCGCCCAGTGTCCGATAGCCAAATACTTCTTCATCTCCATATCCTCCTCTGCCGTGTACCGGGTCCAGTGCCCGTCCTCTACTGTACTTATATTATACTACACGAATATCTATATGTCTACCACTTTCGGACAATTTTATGAAGAAATTTGATCCGTGGTACCTTTGTTCTGGGTAAGGTTTTTGCTATGGGTAAAATACCGTTTACTGTTTTTCCAGTATATCCATACCGTCATACTGTACATTTGGTACCAGACACAGCAGCTTAAATTCTGCGTCCAGCAGTGCCTGTCCCTCACTGGTAGCCTCTACC